GTGGCGAAACCGAGTGAGAACCTGATCAACCTGTGCCGTGCGTCCATCGAGGCGCAGACCCTGGCCTTGTCCGAGCCGTACACCAAAGAGGGCTGGGCGCCGTGGCTGGAGGCTGCAGAAGCGTTCCAGCAAGCCGTGACCGCCGAAGCCGAAGCGACCGGAGAAGACCGCGGGAAGCTGGAGCAGGCGGCGAAGAAGGCCGTCCTCCACCCCGATCCGGTCGAGGCCTGAAGCAGCCCCGCCCCCGTCCCGGTGCGCAGCCGGGGGCGGGGGCGGTGAGCAATCCCCTTGTTCGCGGGCCGGGGCCCTAGGGGGTTGATGTCCTTCGAGTCTACGAGCCCGGTATGACAATCCGGGTGGGATCAGGCGGCGTGGCGAACTAGCGGCTGGCCATGCTGCGGGACATGGCAAGCCCCGCTCGCATCGCGGCAGCGTGCACGTCCCCCGCCGCCCGGTTCAGAAACTCCGAGAACCCGAGCAGAGCAGTCGCCTGCTCCGTGACCATCGTCGACGGTCCGACAGATGGCTGGACGAAGAAGCTGTCCGGGAGGACGAACGGGCGCACCATCGGGATCGGGCCCACCTCGTCAGCGTGCCGGCGGAGCTGGGCCAGGGCGCGGTCGGCGTTCGGGTACGGGCGGTGCGTCACGGTGTCCTCCTCGGGTGGGGCCGGAACTCCCCAGGCGACAGGCGAACCAGCACCTCGTCCGGGCGCGGCTGGTACGGCGGCAGCACGCCACCCTGGGCAGGGTCCGGGAAGCCGAGGCGGCGAAGAGCGGCCAGCAGGCGGCGGATCACATCTGCCCTCGGTACAAGATATCCAGTTCGTCGTCGAGCTCGACCAAGTCGTCGTGGTAGGCGAACAGGACGGCGCTTCGGAACTTCTGAATGCCCTCGATGAACGAGGAGGTGTTCGTAGCGACGCGGACCAGCGGCTTCGGCTGCTCCTTGGGCTGTTCCACAGTTCCTCCTCGGGGTGCCTCCGCCGACGGGGGTGGCGGCGGAGGCGTCTCCAGTGTGGCAGGCGAGCACCGGGAAAGCGGGCGATACAGGATCTGGGCGCTGCGGATAGACTCGAACATGTGAACGATCTACCGCCCGACCTGCCACGCCTCCGAACCCTGGAGACCTGGCTCGCCATGACCCTCGACAGGGTCCGGGCACAGATCGCAGCCGCCGAAACGCGGGAAGCCGAGAAACGCCACGGCGAGGAACATCGGCCGCCCACACCCGACTGGATCGTCGAGCTCGGCATCGGCGTCGGAGCGCCACCATCCGAGGTCCACACCGGCGACTGCTACGCCGCAGGCAAAAGGCGGCGGATCATCGACCGCGACCAAGCCCGGCGGCTCCTCGCAGACGGAGTGCGGGCCTGCACCCACTGTCGGCCCGACAGCGAACTCCGGATGCCCTGACCCCACAACCGGCGCACCCTGGACCTATGGCCCCGATCGTCATCCACCGCCCCTCCCCCACCGGCGGCCGGCGCGTCACCATCCGCGGCCACATCACCGGACTCGCCATGGACGATGCCGACGTCGTCGAGTTCCTCCGCAGAGCCGGGCTCCCCGACGCCGAGCAGCTGCTCGACCAGCCCGAGTGGGTGGAATGGCGAGGCGGGAGAGCGCACCGCTACGAAGCGGCGTAAGAGCCGCCTAACGCCTACTTCTGAAACTCGTCGGCCGCCAGATGGCCGATCTGGAAGATGGCCAACAAGCGGTCACGCTGGCTTTCGGTGATCATGCCCGTGGCTGCCGCTCCATTGAGCAGAAGCGTCATCACGTCGACGGCAACGTGCAGCGAGGCTGCTGTGCGCTCGTCGGTCAGGCTCTGCTTCTGCTGCACATAAACGGCTTCCCAAAGCTCGATCATGCGCAGCCGGCCCTCGGCCTGCTCCATCTTGTCGAAGATCGACACCACGTTGTCTGGCGCGTCATCGTCGCTCATGCAGCAGCCCCTCCGAAGGCGCGTATGGACAGCCGCCTGGCCTCCCGTGGGGAGGCCGGGAGGGGCGGCAGGCCCCGCCCGAAGGGGGTCCAAACGGGCAGGGCCTGAACGGGGAACCGCCTGGGGGGCAAGCTCCGGCCGTGCGATAACGATGCACCCGAAACCGGCCACAAGGAAGAGGTGTGACCGAAAACAGGTGGCCAGGTGCCTAGTGCAGACCCCTGCGATGCGCCTCCCGGCGAATCCATGCGGCATGCGCGCCGGCCCTTACCGCTCGCTCTCGCGCCTCACCCACAAGATGCGCCGGAATCGGGCTGGGCTCGCCGTTCGGCTCCAGCAGTAGATCCGCCTTGCGTGTGAGCGGGAGTTGGTCGGCGCTGGCGTAGCAGTCTGACCAGCTGATCGAGTGCCCCGACGGCGGGCAAGCCCAGTCCGCATGGACAGTGGCAAGCAGGTTGTGGGCTTCCTCGCCGCCGAAGTCGGTCTCGTGCGGCTCAGGCAGCAGCCGGCCGATGAACTTGGCGGCGTTGACGCGGCCAATGGGCATGAGTCCTCCAAGACTCATTGCGGTCTCACTACGACCGCGGTAGGCCCCGCGCCTGACAAAGACCATACGCCACGCCTCTGACAGGCACCCCCCAGTCGCCCACTGCGACTGGGGGGTGCCAGCCTCAGTCAATCCAGGTCGCCGCGCCGCACCACGTAGTGCCGCTCGACGCGCCCAACGGGGCCGACAAGCGTCTCCTCGCCGACTAGCTGCCAGTCCGCCCAGTAGGTCCCTCCACCATGCCGCTCACCGCGGCAAGAGCAGGTGCAGTCATCGCCCGTTGCCGATTGGCAGCGCCGGTCGCAACGCTCGGTCGTAGAGAACTCAAGGTAGACATGAACCTCTCCGAACCGATCCACCAAGGCCTTGACCAGTGTCCTGAGGTGCTTCCTCGCGATCTCCCACCGACCTGGACGGGCCGTCCTGTTGTTCCAGTCAGGATGGATGCGGTCGCCCAGTTCGTTACGCAACCAGGCCCGATTGGCGTCTCCATATGCCATCCGCATCCAGAGGCGCGTCTCGTCGTACTTGCGGCGCACCCAGGGTTCTTTCACAGCCCGATGTCCTCCGATGCGGGGTCAGCTCGTCAGTCAGCCTCGCGAATGTACCCCCGGCCGGGGTTCACCCGGAGGGGTTCTCGTCACCGGACCTCCTTCTTGCGAGCATTGTTGCCAGACCGGTTGAGGTGGCCGTAGACCGTGGTGCGCGGCACACCAAACAGGTCAGCGATCTCCTGCACGGTCTTCTCGCGCTTGTCGTACAACTCTTGCGCTAGGGCCCGTTGCTGATCCGTCAGCTTGGGGCGCCGCCCGCCCACGCGCCCTCGGGCCCGTGCCGCAGCAAGGCCATCCATGGTGTTCGCCAGGATCAGTTCCCGTTGCAGCTCGGCCATGACGCCGAGCATCCCGAACATGGCACGCCCCTCGGGGGTCGACGTGTCGATGCCCTGTTCGATGATGTGGAGCCCTACGCCTCGCTCCTTCAGTTCAGAGCCGAGAGTCACGAGGTGCAGCAGTGATCGAGAGATGCGGTCCAGGCGCGTGGCCTTGAGCGTGTCCCCTTCTCTCAGCCGCCTCAGAAGGATGTCGAACTCGGGTCGCGACGCCTTGGCGCCGCTGGCGTAGTCGATGTGGATGTTCTTCTCGTCAACGCCGGCGCGCAGGAGAGCGTCGATCTGGTGATCCGGGTTCTGGTCGGCCGTGGAGACACGGGCGTATCCGAAGTCCATGCCGACAACTGTACACCCGTAGGGTTATCCGTCATAGATTTTCGACGCGAGTTATCGACACTAGCTTCCTGCGGCGATAGGCTCGCCGACAAGATGACGACAGACGGTGGTTTTTCGTCATCCCCGGACATGGGAGGGCCCGATGGCTTACAACTCAGAAACGCTGCATGCGGCGGCCAACCGCAGCGGCATCCCCTTTGACTACCTCGCACGCCTTCAGGCAGCCGAGGCATTCGACCTGGACGACCCCGACGGCAACAACGTGCTGGAGAAGCAGATGACCGTCATCTTCGATCACCACCTGGCGAAGCTTCTCTCTTCGTCAGACCCCGTCGCGGCGTTACGAAGTGCGGGCTTCACGGAAGCGGCTGACGCACTAGTCGCCCATGACGCGTGAGACTTGCCTACCGAACGCGCCTGCGCCCCGCCCTCGGATGAGGGCGGGGCGCGTCTGTCAGTGCCCGCCGTTAGAGTCCCGGCGCATGAGCATCCCCTGGGGCGACATCGCCACCTTCAGCACGGCCGGCCTGAGTGCGGTTGCCGCCGCCGGCGCCTGGTTCGCCGCGCACCGCGCCAACCGGACGGCCGATACGGTCGCCCGCATCGAGGAGCAGCGGTGGCATGCCGAGCTCACGCCCCAGTTCTCGTTCGAACTCATGGAGACGGGGAACGGCCAGGCCCTGCTCGACGTGCATCTGGAAGGCCCTGACTTCTTGGGCCACCTGGACAGCATCTCGATAGCCGTCGGCAACGACGATAGGGGCCATCCGGTTCTCAATGCCGGCGTCGACGTCACCCAGGAGGAGGTCGACGCGTTCGTGTGGGGGCCGTACAGGTTCAGCCCTCATGCCGACGGGGCCGATGAGCATGGCCGCAGCCCGGAGCCCTTCGACCTGGCGGTGGGAACTGGGACGCGGCGGGCGATGCAGCGAACCCGCCCCGGTCACTGGATGGAAGGTAAGACGCCGGGCACGTGGCAGGGCGAGTACGTCGGCAAGCCGATCCGGCTCAAGCTGACCTGCCGGCGCGGGGACGAGGAGTGGGTCATCACCCGGCACCTGGAGAACCCTCTCTACGAAGCCGATGCCTGACCATGCACATAGCAAGGCGCCCCGCCCTCCATAGAGGGCGGGGCGCCATCATGTCGCGGCCGGCTTCGAGGAGCGGGGTCATCCAGCAGTCGCCGTCACTTGCCGGGTTCGCGGGTGCGTCGGCGCTGAGCGCGCAGCACCATCCGGGTGGCCTGCATGAACAGCCCGGCCACGGTGAGCAGGAGCGCCGTCCGGATGAAGCGAAGGACGCTCGCTGCGGTGCCGTCTAGGCCGACCGCGGTGATGAGGACGGTGTAGAGGCCGAGGCCGCCGATGGTTGCGGCGAATGTCATCAGGAACCAGCCGGTGGGGGTGCTGCGCCAGGGCGCGACTCGCCAGTACGTGGTGACGAACACTGCGGCGCAGGCTGCGACGAGCCCGGAGCCGGTGAGGTTGGCGAGCTGGGCGGGGCTCATTGACTGCCCCCTTCTATTGCTGCGCGGAACATTTCCGCGAAGTGGTTCCGTTCGCGGACTGCCCGGAGTCGTGCGGCGGCGCGTCGCACTTCGGGGCGGCGCTGTTCGGCGTCGCGCCTGTCGGACTCGGCGCGTTGTAGGGCGTGGGAGGCGGCCTGCTGGCCGGGGGTTGCGGGCCGGTTACGTCGGCGGCGCAGTGTCCAGCGACTCATGGGCCTTCACCTCCTCCCCGCGGATGGGGTGGGGCAGGGCTGTGAGGACCCGGTCTGCGGTGCGGGAGAGTTCGAGGAGTTCGCTGACTTGTTCGCGTTCGAGTCTGCGGGCTTCCTCGGATGTTGTGTGGGCGCTTCTCCAGGTGTTGCGTTCTTCAAGGAGGTCGTCGTAGGTGCGTCTCGGTACGAGGCGCCCGGTGAGGACCATGAGGACTACGAGGGTGAGGAGGGCGACCGCCCCGCCCTGCGCTATGTCGATTCCCAGCAGCTCTGGCACGTGTCGCCCCCCTCTGTGTTCAGGTGCCTGCGGGTGTGGAGCCCTTGACCGGGCTGGTCTGCTCGATCGGGGTGATGGGGACGGGGGCGGTGACCTCCCGGTGCTCCCAGAGGGCGACGGCGCCGGCGATGACGGCCATCCATCCAGCCTGTTCCTGGGCGGTCATGTTGAGGCCGAAGCCGAGGAAGAGGGCGAGGGCGGCTTGGGCGAAGTTCACGATGGCTGCGCCGACGGCTCCGGTGTGGAGGACGATCGCGGAGGCGATGGCGACGGCGCAGGCGAGTGCGGTGTTGATGAGGGTTTGGTGCTGGTCGGAGACGTCGAGGCCGTAGGCGGCACCGAGCTTCAGGACGATGGCGATGAAGGCGAGGATGTAGACGGGCTCGCGGCCGAAGATACGCATGGCCTTCTCCTACTTGGCGAGGCGGGCGGCGAGGAGGTCCGCGACCCGGTTGGCGAGGGCGTCGAGGTCGATTCCGCCTACGGAGACGGCGTCGACCTTCTTGACGAGGGCGGTGACCTGCTTGGTGAGGGCGTCGAGCTTCGCCTCGTTCTTCCGCCCGGTGAGCACGGCTTCCCCGAGGGCGTAGGACGCCTTCCACTGCTTGTTCTTGTCGTAGTCCTTGTTGTTGTACGGCGGGGCGGCGGCCGGGATGACGTCGGCTTTCCAGACGTCGGCAGCGGTGGGCATGTCGTCCTCCTTCGTGGGGGCGGTGGTCGGGTTCTTCCAGTTGGGGTCGGCGGACTTGATGCCGCCGGGGTAGGCCGGGTAGCCGTAGCCGTACACGTAGGAGTCGCGGCGCTTCCGGGTCTTGCGGTACACGCCGTCACCCTCGGCTGAGCCGGACGTGTTGGTGTTGCCCTCGATGGTCGTGATCGTGTCCGCGTCGTAGTCGATGACGATCCCGGTGTGCGAGCCGCCGCCGGGGCCGAACATGACCTGGGCGCCGATCGCGGGGTACTCGGACCAGCGACCCTGCTGCTTCCACCAGTTGGTCGCGGTCAGGCATGACGCGGTGACCGGGTACGTGCCCTTCGGGAGTCCGGCCTCCTGGAACGTCCAGGATGTGAAGGTGCAGCACCACGCCTGGTAGTCGGACCACTCCAGGCCCGGGACCTGTGACGAGTACTTCTGCTTGTTGTTCCAGTGGCCACCGCTGAACCCCTCGCGGTAGCCGACTTCGCCGTTGAGGACGCGGGTTACGTCGGCGGCGGTACCGGTCATGGGTACTCCCTTGTGGGTGTGAGAGCGGACCTCACACGGTGATTGACCTTTGAATCATAGGCTCTAGGTTCGCATATGCCTACGATTCCAAGGCGTCAAGGGTTATCCTGTGCCCGGGTCGTTGCTTCACCGCGTCGCGGCCCCTGCGGCTGGCCCGGCCGTGCGGGTCTAGGCCAGCCGCCCAACCCGCACCCACCCGCACCGGAGGCGACATGCCTGCTATCGACTACGACCTTGAGTTCCTGGAAGACGGCCGCACCATCGAGCTGATCTCCATCGGGATGGTCTGCGACGACGGACGCGAGTACTACGCCGTCAGCAGGGACATGCCGGTGCGGAAGATTCGAAAGCGCAAGTGGCTGATGGAGAACGTCGTGCCGGGCCTGCCGAAGGGGGCGGGCGACCGGCGTAACCACGTGCCGAGGTCCTGGCTGTTCGACTACGCCGACCCGGCCGTGAAGCGGCGCGAGCGGATCGCCGACGACGTCATGGACTTCATCCGCGCATCCGGACCCGACGTCGAACTGTGGGCAAACTACGGCGCCTACGACCACGTCTGTCTCGCCCAACTCTGGGGCCGCATGATCGACTTGCCCGAGGGTGTGCCGATGTTCACCAACGACATCCAGCAGGAAGCCCGACGCCTCGGCTTTGGCTGGGACGACCTGCCCAAGCAGGAAACGGGCGAGCACAACGCACTGGCCGACGCCCGCCACAACCAGACCGTGCGCCGCTGGCTCGCGCAGCAGGCGTGGAGGGGTGCGTCGTGAGCGCCGCCGAGCAGGTGGCTGCGAACGTGAGACTGCTCCGCACCCGGCGAGGCTGGACACAGGACCAGCTGGCCGACCGAATGGGCCACAAGTCCCCGCAGGTCGTGTGGAGCACCGAGGTCGGCCGGCGGCGGATCACGGTCAACGACCTGGTCGAGTACGCCGCAGCGTTCGGCGTAACCCCGGAACGCCTGATGTCCGAGGACCCGGAAACCGGTGGTGCCAGCAGTGTCCCCATGTACGAGGTGACGGTCGACAGTGGCCTCGCCCAGACGTTCGCCGCCAACCATGTGGACCTGGGCGAGACGTGGACGTCGTTCTTTCTGAACGGGACTCCGGTGTTCTCCGTCCCGACCGCCCGCGTCCTCGGTGCGCGGCTGATCCGAAGGGAGGCCACTGATGCCTGATGTTCAGGGTCGTTGTCCGGCGTGTGGCGGGGCCAGTCTGTTCCTCGGCTCCGGCGGGCACGTCACCTGCTCCCGTATCGACTGCCCCGCGCCCGGAGAAGCCGACGACCTGCTGCACGGCAAGGAGTCCGACTTCGCGCTAAGTCAGACGCTCGGCGGGCGGCCCATGCGCTTGGTCGCGCTCGTCTTGCACGCTTACGGCTGCTCCATTGACGACGTGCGCCGCATGACCGACGAGGAGTTCCTTGCCGTGCCCGGCATCGGGCGCGAGGGTCTGGCGCGCATCCGGTGCGCGTTCCCGGCCCCGTCGGCGGAGGAGTTGCGACAGCCACCCAGCTGCACAGGAGACGTCCTCGCCGCTCTCGGCCGCCGGATAGGAAAGACCCTCGCCAAGCCGGACAGGAGGAGACCGTGACTGCCCGCGAAGACCTCTACAGCGTCGCCGCCCAGGACATGCCTGTGGATCACAACGAGGTGGACGAGGCTATCGATGCGTTCGCCCGTGAGCTAACCGGGAAGGTACGCGCCCTGCACCGCCCGGTTGAGCACCGGGGCCGCACCATCTGCGCCGAGTGCTCCGCATGGGCTGGCGGCAGCACCGACAAGCCGCCCGCAGACCACCCCTGCAACACCATCAAAGCGCTCGGCGGACAGGAGGCGTCGTGAGCCCTAAGAAGCCTGCCCCGGCGTCCATCCGGCGCGGCCCGAAGGTGCCCGTCACGGTGGCCGAGTGGGATGTGACCCCCGGCCTGCACGAATGGATCGAAGGCGAGATCGAGCGACGAGAAAAGGCGGCGCGCTCGCACGGCGTCGGCCCAGTGTGGGAGTACGACGAAGAGCTGCGGGCAGTGCGAGACGCGATCAGCGGCGAAGCTGTGGCGCACGCCCTCCACCACGGGGCGGGCGACCACATCATGCTCAATGACCCCGATGCGGTCCTGCGCCACTGTGCCGCCGACCGAAAAATCCTTGCCGCGCACCCCTACACCACCGTCGTGGTCAACCCCCAGTACGGGCAGCACACCGCCGGATTCGGCTGCGAAACCTGCCACGACTGGGACGGCGTCCCCGAAGGGCGCGGGAACTGCGCCACCATCCTCGCCCTCGCCGAAGCCTACGGACTCGACGAAGCAGAAGAGACGGACGTGGAGGTCATCGACATGCCGAAGAAGAAGCGCACCCCCGCCCAGAAGCTCGCCCGCGAGATCCAGGCCGCCACGGGCAAGCCGTACACCGAATGCCTCGCTGAAGCGCAACGGCAGCTTGCCGGGCAGCAGGTGGACCAGTGACCGCCGAATGGGACGGTGACGAGTGGGAGCAGGAACGCGACCACATCCACGACGCCATCGCTGGGGCGCTTCGGAACCTGCGGGGGGACATGCTCGTCGCCAGCGTCGTCATCGGGGTCACCGTCAACGACAACGGCGAGAAGCAGCTCTCCTGCTGGACTAGCCCCGACCAACGCCAATGGGAAACCGTCGGGCTGCTGGAGTACGTCCGCATGGACCACGGCGCCTACCTCGCCCAACGACGCATCACGGAGGACGGCGAATGAGCAGCACGTACTACGTCCTCTGCCTGTCCCACGACCCGGCGATCCTGAGCACTGAGCATAGGACGCCCGGCGACGCAGCCGAAACCATCAAGACGGGAAGCGACCTCCACCCCGGATGTGACCTCGTCATTGAGGAAGTCTCCGGCGGCGCTCCGGGGATCGCTCGGCATCGACGATGACGCGAGGGAAAGCCCGTGAGCTACAGACTGGGCGACCCCATTCACCAGCCGACCGTTCGCTGCCCGAAGCCAGACTGCCAACGGCTACTGATCAACGGTGAAGCGTGCGGGTGCACCTGGCGCGCAGAGCCGGAGCCCAACCCGCTTGTCGGCGGCCTCATCGCGTGCGTCGACCCCGGCACCGGAAGAGTCATCGTCGCCGGGAGGGTCACCGAGGTGACGTGCGATGAAGGCGTCTTGGCCCTGACGTTGGCGCACTATGAGACCCCGGAGATGCCATGACCGCCTGCCCGTTCTGTGAGATTGTCGCGGGTCGAGCCCCCTGCTCTCTGGTCCGGGAGTGGGATGACGCCATGGCGTTCGTGCCTCTCAACCCGGTTACGCCGGGGCACGTCCTCGTCATCCCGAAGGCGTTCCGGACTTCACGACTGCCCACTACGTGTCCGCGATGACCATGCACCGGGCAGCCGAGCTGATGCAGGATTCAGGGCCCATGAACCTGATCACCAGCAAGGGGCGAGAGGCGACACAGTCCGTCTTCCACCTCCACCTGCACCTCGTGCCCCGCGCCGCCGGAGACGGGCTCGCGCTGCCCTGGTACAGCGGGCGACGAAAGGCAGGCCATCGGTGAGCCGCGACAGCCAACGCATTGCCTACCTGTTCGGCAAGGCGTACTGGTGGGACCGGGACCCCGGCGGGCTGCTGACGTTGCAGCCCGCCGTATGGATCAACGCCCCCGCCCGACCACTACCCCCAACTGCCGCCCGTAGGTGGCCCGGTACTGGTCCGGTGTCCACGCCCGGCCGGCACTGACGAACACCGGCTCGACCCTGGCTCCGCCAGCCGCCGCCTCGTCAGCGACGAGCACCCAGCCGACGACCGCCCCTCCGCCAGGAATCCCCGCCGTGTCCGTGCCCGGCTGGGCCGTCACCTGTACAACCCAGCCGTCGACGGCCGCTACCAGACCAGCCACCGCATCCTGCCCTTGCCCCGGGCGCACGAGCGCCGGCATCAGAGCTGGGTGACGGACAGGTTCCGCCAGAACGGCCTGGTCGCCGCGTCCGTGATCGACCCGTTCGACAGCCCGAAGTACAGGCCGCGGTACGTCGTGTCTGCCAGGGCACCCGTCGTCCACCCCGCGCCGTCCGTTCGCCGGACCTCCACCGTGGTCGGCGTCACGTCCACCTGAAAGCTCATCGCCGCGTCCGCCACGGGAGCGGTCGTCTGGATGGCCGTGCCCATCGTCGTCCCAGCCGTGACCCCCGCCGTGTGCTTGTTCAGCTGCAACTGCCCGTTCGCCCGCATCACCAAGTGGTAGCCGCCCGTGGCGTTCGCCTGGGAGAACCTGTACGGGTCGTCGCTGGCCTTCCCGAAGTAGATCCCGCCGTGCAACGTGCTCGCTGGCAAAACCTTGAACTTCATGTCAAAGGAAATCCGGTACCCGCCCGCCCCGGCTGCGATCGGGCAGTAGGTGCCCATCCCCACCGACTGGAACGGCAGGGCGGTCACCGACACCCAGCCGACGTCCGGGCTGGGGGCGAACTGGAGGGCGTAGGTCTCGTCGTAGTCGATCGTAGGGGTGCAGCCGGACTCCTTGATCTGGAGATCCCACCTGGATGCGGTGCGCTGCGGGGCCGACGTCGACACGTACCGGGGGTCAGAAGACATCATCCCGACCACGCCGAGCCCGGTGAGGCGGGCGACCTGAGAGCGCCGGTACACCGCCCATGCGAAGACGGGCTTGCCGCGGGCGACGACCTGGCTGATCCGGGTGTCGGTGAAAGTTGTGTTCACGCCCCAGTAGTCGACGTTACTGTCCTTGCCGTCCATGGTGGCGTCCGTGGTGGTGGAGTCGAGGTAGACCCAGGTTCGGTAGCCGCGCGCCTTCGCCCACGGCAGGCTGAGCGTCCCAATGTGGGCCTTCCAGATCACGCTGCGCGGGGCGTGCGGGTACGAGGCATCCAGCAACTGCTGGATCGGCACCACCGCGTCGTTGGCTTTCGCTTCCAGCAGGATCGGCACCTTGCCCAGGAACTCATCCAGCACCTGGCGGAGCGGGACGAGTCGCTGCTCCGCCCAGCCGGGCCCGAGCAGGGGTCGGGCGTTCGTCTGGATCTGCTGGGCGATCTCCTCCGTGGTATACGAACTCAGCAGCCCCGTCCGGTTCGTCGTCCGGTCCACGGTCGGATCGTGCAAGCACCACGCCTCCCCCGACGCGTCCACGCCGGCGGAAATTTCGAGCGGGTACCTCATTGCCGCTGCGGCCCGGTAGGCGGCCAGCGTGTGCTCCGGGCGGACCATGCCACCACCCCGGTGGGCGAAGTACACGGGGGCGACGGGGGTGGCAGGGTTGATGATGCTGTCGACCGTCGTGATCGCGTTCGGAAGGTACAGGACCGCCGCCGCCGACGCCGCGGCGCTGACGGCGGCGGTCTTGGCGGCGTCTGCCTTGGATGTTGCGTAGTCGGCGGCTGCGGCCACCACGCCGTCGACCCGGGCTGCCACTGTCCCTGCAATGTCTGCGGCGATCAGCGAGTACCGGCGCCCGTACCCGAAGTCGATGAAGCACGTCGTAACCTCGTCCGGCCCGTAGAACGTCACGGCGCCGTCCGCCGCCGCGATGATGCTGGCGGTGGGTGTGCCGCCGGTGTCGGTGAGGTCGGTGAGCTGGGTGCCGCCAGTGAGGGCGTCCCAGACGGTGCCGGTCGCGCCGGGGCGCAGGAGGAGCTGGTTCCCGACTCGTTCCATGGCGTAGTCGCTGGTGGAGCCGCCGAAGAGGTGCCGCATGATTGTCCTTTCCGGCCTGTTCAGGCGGTCCAGTAGGCGCCGGTGAGCGTGAAGACGTCACCGTTGCGGATGTTGAACGGGGTGTTCGTGGAGAGGTCTTGGCCGCTGGGGGTGCTGGTGCTGGTCGAACCGTTTTGCATCTGGTAGCGGATGCGGGCGATCCGTGATGTCGATTCCGTCGGGTAGGTCATGGCGACGCCCAGCACCGACCCCTCTCCGTTGGCGCTGGACAGCGTCCAGGTGAACAGGGAGCGGGTGAGCGAGGTGCAGGGGTAGCCGGGCGGCAGGGTGACCTGGAGGGGGTCGGGGTAGGCCGGGGGGTTGCCTGTCGGGACGAGATGGATCGTCACGTCGACCCGGCGCCCGAACACTTGGTACCGGGCGATGTTGCTGGATCCTGAGCCCCAGGTAACGGTGTTGCCGCCGCATGACCACACGGGCGTGTACGTGCCCTCTTCGACTCCGCCACTGGCCAGCCACTTCCAGTCGGCGCCGTCACCGAGGTACAGGCTGGTCCCCTCGACGAGGAGCTGGCCCTTGATGCTGGGCCGGCGTGCGGCCGGAATCCCTGGGGCGGCTCCCCGGTCGGTGAACCAGCGGTAGTCCTGAACCGCGGTGGCGGTGACGACGGACGACCCTGCGGCCACAGTGCACTGGGCCAGGGGCATTTCGTAGTCGCCGCCCTCATCAGCCGCGAGGGTTGGGGCGGTCGTTCCGCCGGTGCGGTAGACAACGCGCACGGTTTTGCTGCTCATGCTGGCCCGGAGGACGACCATGTCGATCCGGGGGACGGAGCCGGCGTTGGGGGTGACGGCGACGTTCTTGACCGCGTCGTTGAGGTAGTAGAACCCGTTCACGAACGCCTCACCAACAGCCAGGCTGACGTTCCCGGTGCCGTTGCCGGTGACCTTTAGGGCGGTGCTGGCGGGGCCGTCGCCGTGAACGCCGTCGATGCCCCAGCGGCGGGCCATGCGGGACCACTGGGACTGGGTGGCGATAGGGGAGCCGTCGAACGGCGCCGAGAACTCTGCCATCAGGCGGCCTTCCTTGTCTTGAGGCGCCCGACGTCCTGCTTGAGGCGGGCGATGTACTGGTAGATGCGGGCCACCGTGCCGTCGCCGTCACTCGTCCCGACCGCAGCTTTCACGGTCGTGCCCTCGCTGGCGGTGCAGGTGAGGGTGACTTCGCGGACGACGTCGGTCATCCACGTCGTCCGGACCTTCGCCGAGACGGTGTCGCCGACTTGGTAGTCCCGCCCGTACTGCAGCAGCGGAATGTCGATCGGGCTGATCGCCAACGAGCCCTTCCCGGCACCGACGGTGAGGGCTTCTTCGGCGGCCTGGTCCATCTGCGCGGCCAGGTCGACCGATGCTGTATCGACGGAAGTGAGGTCGACGAACTGCTCCAGAACCAGGCCGGGAAACAGGGGGTCGGTTCGGTCGTAGGTCTTGCAGGACCGCGGTGAGGACTGGCCGCCGGCGACGACGATAGCCCTGGTGCAGGTCGGAGGGGTCGTCTGGTAGTTGGCGTCGGTGAGGTTCCCGAGATCGAACGCAAACCGGGCGGTGCCGGACCGGTCGGTAGGCGCGTACACCTGGAACTGGAGGCCAGCGCCGACCTGGACGACACGGAACCCGAGCCCGGCGGCGTTCGCAATGTCTTGGAGGACGACGAAGAGGCCGTCGAACTGGTTGAGCTGCCGGGTAATGACCGGTCCGCGACCGCCGTTGGTGGCGAGGGTCAGCAGCGGGTTCTTGCGGACAGTCAGCGCCCCGGGCCCGGCGTTGACGTTGACGAGAGCACGCATTGCCGTCTCGGCCACCACGGCGCTGATCTTGTACACGGCGGCGGCCTGCGACCCGATCGCACTACCCGGGGCCGGCCAGCACGTGTACCGGGTCAGCACCTCGGTGTCCGACACGCCGCCGACGGTCAGCTTGCCCTCGCCGGAGTCGTCCTTGGAGCGGGACCAGTCGGCGGTGCGGATCGGTCCGGAGTCGACGAGGGCGCCGTCGGCAGTGCGGATGATCAGCCCGTTGCCCTCGACCAGCAGGCCCGCCTTGTCCGAGTCCGCAGAGACCTCAAGGACGAAGCTGCCGATCGCGTTGTAGCGGGGAACGACGGTGAGGCTGGTGTAGTCGTCTATCTGCCCGATGCGTTCCAGGGCGGTGTTGCGGACGTAGACGCGGAGTGCGGTGCTGGGCATGGGTGTCCTCCTCTCAGGCGGCCAGGTAGCGGGGCTGGTACGTCATGCGGACCTGGGTGGCGGCGGTGGACCCGGCAACGGTGAGGGTGAGTTCGTTGATGCCGGTTTCCAGCGGCCACAGGGAGGACGTGTCGGAGAGGTTGGGCCACAGGTTCGTGACCCCGTTGAGGAGTGCGGTCTGGCGGCGCTCCCGGGTGTCGATGACGATCGTGTCGGCGCCGGTGATCGTGCGGGTCAGGACGAGGGTCTGCCCAGTCGTCTGGTTGGTGAGGGTGACCGACGTGGCCGGGCCGGTGATCGTCCAGACGGGGTAGGCGTCGTCGTCGCCGTCGTTGTCGACGGTGACGGCACCAAGTACCTGGGAGTCGCCGACGACGAGCGGCAAGAACGGAAAGAAGGTCCCGCCCGGGTCGGTCTTCCAGGCGTGGGTGACCTCTCCCCCGGTCCAGTACGGGGACGGGACAGCGAACACGAGTGCGGTGACGCACCACCGGGCACCCGCAGCGTCCCGGGATTCGTCGCCTTCCATGCCTTCCTGGTAGAGGACGTCGATGCTGCGCTGCGCCCCGTCGGGCTCGGTGAGAGTGAGGGTGCCGCGGCCACGCTTCGGGTTGAGGGAGCGGATCAGGTTGCGGCGGCGGGCCTTGTAGGCGACTCGACTGTCGTTGGCCCAGAAAGCGATCGGAATGGTGATGGTCTTTCCTTCGGCGCGGACCTGCCGCACTTCGTAGCCGTCGATGCCCGGCGACTCGTCCGTGGCCATGGCGTAGGACGGCATGTCCAAGCCCTTGGCGCCGGGCTGGACGATCCAGCCGCGCTCCCAGTCCGTGAGGAGCGTCGTCACCCCGCCGGGATCCGTGAAGGAGATCAGGGGCATCTCGACGATGCGCTGCGGCCACTCCCACGGCGGCTGCTGCTCTACCGGGGGCGCCGATGAGGCAACGAGAATCGGCATCAGCTGGCTCCGCTCATGACGGGACGGTGGAGCATGTCCTGCGTGTCCAGGGCGTCGAGGATGCTGCGGCGGGAGGGGACCTCGCGGACGAGCGCGCTGTAGTGCAGGTGCCGGTCCCCGGACGTGTTGTTGACCGTCCGGGTCTCCGTGCGGGCGACAGTGGCAGCGGTCGTGGAGCGGACCATTGCGGCCATGGACGCCGCGGCTTCGGCGGCCTGCGGGATCGTGGTGCGGATGCCCTGGGCGAAGCCGAGCCCGGTGAACTGGCCCAGCGCGTCGAAGACCCGCGACGGGGAGTGGATTTTCAGTTCGACCTTGATGGTCTTCTGGACTTTCTTCGCCAGGTCCGTCATCGCCGCGAGGATGGCCTTCTCCTGCGACCTCAGCCCGGCAAGGTACCCCTTCCCGGACTGGGCGCCGGCGTCGTACATGGCGTCTGCTGCGGCCTGCCCGTAGGTGGTGGATGCCTTCCCGATCTGGACCTGTGTGGCGTTGATGTCCTTGAGCTGCTGGTCGGTTGCGGCGACGAGGGCTGCCGCGTAGGGGGCACCTTGGTCGGGTCCGGCGGCGATGATCTGCCCGATGAGGTCCTTCGACAGTCCGCGCTTCGCGAGGGTGGCCAGGTTTGCCGAGAACGTTTTGAGCTGGCCGAGGCGGACCTTGAGCCCGTCGAGGATGCCGCTGGCACCGAAGGGGAGCCCCGAGTTGGGGAGGCCGGTGAGGGCGGCGAAGCTCGTGCCGTTCTTCGCGGTGTCGGTGGCGAAACTGGTGGCCTCAGTGAGCTTCGCCCGGATCTTGTCGCGGTCCGTGGCGAGCTTCTGGAGCGCCTTGTTCTGTGCCGAAACGGTTTTGATGAGCTTGTCGTCGAGGGTGGTCTTCACGCCCTTGAACGCGTTCTTCAGCGCGGTCGCAACCTTCGTCATCGCGGCGTCGATCTGAGACGCGGTGCCGGTGAGCTGCTTCAGGAAGTCCCCGCCCACCGCGGCTTTCAGCGGCCCGGTGTTGATGTTTTTCCCGCCGACGCGGATGATGCCGCCACTGGCGTACCCGGGAGTGCGGGGCAGGCCGGTGTTGATGCTGACGCTGCCGCCGATGATGCCGCCGGTGGCGTATCCGCCGATCCGGCTGTAGGCCGCCGACAGGGACCCGTACCGGGAGAGGGCGTACCGCATGGAGGCGTAGATGTTCGCCATCGGGTCGATGCTGACGCCGTAGAGCTTGGGTCCGGTCTTCTTGTACTTCCCGGCGTAGGCGTTGAACGTCGGCTCGATGACCTGCATCAGCCCGACGGACGGGGTGCCGTTGATCCAGTTGATGTCGTTGCGGTTGACCGCCCGAGGGTTGCCCCCGGACTCCTGGTTCATGCGGCGCAGCGTCGTGTTGACCAGTGCCAGGGACTGCCCGACCTGCCCCAGAGCCTGGGTGACGACGCCGCGGAACTTCTCGACGCCAGCCCCTGCTTCGCCGCCGGTGCCGCCTTCGAGGTAGCGCATCGGGTCGACGGCCTTGCCGTTGATGCGGGCTTCGAGGTGGAGGTGCGGGCCGGTGACGTTGCCGGTGGCGCCGACGGATCCGACGCGGGCGCCGCGCTTGATGCTGTTGCCGGCCTTGGCGACCATCGCGGACATGTGGGCGTACAGGGACGACAGGCCCCCGCCGTGGGAGACGGTGACGTGTTTGCCGTAGGGGCCGCCCGATGTGACGGAGGCGACCTCGCCGTTGTCGACGGCGCGAACCGGGGTGCCGGTCGCTGCCGGGAAGTCGAGGCCGGTGTGCCGACCCGACGACCACATCAGCCCCCGCTTCCCGAACGGGGTGCCGTAGGGCGCGTTGACGGGTTTCATCCACTGCCCGGTGGCCTCCGGGGGGATGTCCTTGCCGCGGATGAAGTCGATGGCCTTGTCGATGAAGCTGATCGGGGCCTGTCCGATCATGCCCGGGTAGGTGTTCTTGTCCGCGCCGAGGACCTTGGTGATGCCGGACTTGATCGGTTTGAACGCGGTTTCGGCGAGGTCGGCGAGGCCGCCTCGGGCGACGTCGGCGCCCTTCTTCAGCGCGCTGCTGACTCCGGACTTGATGGACGATCCGAGGTCTCCGATCGAGCCGAAGATCCCACCCTCGGAGAAGCCCCGGAACCGGGCGAGCGACCGGCCCTGCATGGCGGCCTGGTTGACGGCGTGGAGGCGGGCCCGCTCGTAGGGGTCACGCATCGCCTCGCTGACATACACGCCTTCGCCGCGGCGCATGGGTACGAGCTGGTCGTCGCCCTGCCGGTAGGTGCTGTACCCGGGCAGGACACCGCCCCGGGCGAACCCCTTCGGGAGGTTCATCGTTTTCATGTCGGGGATGCCGGGGATCTTGCCTGCGGTCTTGTTCCAGACCTTGACGATGCCCTGGTTGTAGACGGTCTCGATCCAGAACTTGATGGGCGCCTTGACGAGGGCTTTCAGCCCGTCCCAGATCTTGCCGATGCCCTTCTTCAGGCCCTCGAACGCGCCCTTGAATCCGTCGGCGAAGGTGTTGAACCCCTTCTTGACGACTCCCCAGGCGTCGGATGCGGTCTTCTTGACGTTGCCCCACAGCTCGTCCCACTTGTCACGGATCCCGTCCTTGATCCAGACGAAAATGCGGAGGGCCTTGTCCTTCAGGTCGGTGAACCACTTGATCGCACCCTTGACGATGTCGGGGATGATCGAGTGGCCGAGGAGGACGTCGAACAGCCACTTGAACCAGTTGACGATCCCCTTCACGGCCTTGGTGATGACCGTGGCGAGCTGCAGCACCCAGCCCAGGACTCGCACCACGATCGGCACGAGGAAGTTCAGCGCAGCCCCGAGCCCCTTGACGAGCAGGCTTGCGACGAACCCGACGACGGCGAGCAGTGGGCGCAGCGCCAGCGTCAGCAGCCCGAGTAGCGGGGCGAGGAGTTGCCCGACCGCCGCGACCAGCTGGCCGATGATCGGGAAGAGGGGCTGCAGTGCGGGCAGCAGCTGCATGAAGATGTCGGCGACCAGCTTCAGGATCGGCGCCACGGCCTGGATCGCAATGAGGAGTACCTGGCCGAAGACTTGCGCCAGCGTCGTGATGATCGGCATGAGCGGGGTCAGGATCGCCACGACGAGCTGGCTGAAAATCTGGGCGATCAGAACGATCACCGGGATCAGCGGCTGCAGCGCCGGAATCAGGGCCTGGAGCACGGACACGACGACCGTGCCCAGCGACTGCGCAAGCAGGGCGACGATCCCAATGATCGGAGTCAGTGCCGGCATCAGGGCGGTGAGTGTCTCGCTGATCAGGTCGGCGAGGAGGGTGATGACGGGCATCAGCCCGCTGATGATCGTGGCCAGGGGCCCGGCGAGTGCCCCGACGACCTGGACGATGACGTCGACGACGGTGCTGATGACGGGGCCGAGGGCGTCGACGATGGCCCCGATGACCTGCCCAATGGGTGCCAGGAGTGGGAGGAGTGCGGTGACGATGTCGAGGACGCCCTGCCCCAGCACGTTGATGACGGGCAGCAACGCGGTGATGACTGGCATCAGGGCCTGGCCGAGGCTTGTGGCGAGCTGTGCGAGTACGGGGCCGAGGGCCTGGGCCAGGACGGTGATCGTGGGGGCGAGTGCGGCGAGGAGCGGCAGCACTGCCTGGATGACTGCGCCGAGCGTGCCTGCGATCAGGGAGGCGATGGACTGCAACGCCGTGAAGATCGTCTTGAGTGCTGCCTGAACCTCGGGCATGGCCGTGACCCGGCGAAGCTCGGCCAGGGCGGCACCGAACACGGAGAAGAAGTTCCCACCGGCGTCGGCTGCTGCGCCCAGGACGTTCTTCAGAACGCCGAAGAGGTCGGCGAGGACGTGCCCGAACTGGACGGCCACGTCGAGCGCGGTGTCGATCGCGTCGGTGAGCCGCCCGGATTCAAGCCCCTTGGCGAGCTTGTCCATGACCCGGTCCATCGCGGACCCGGCGCCGGCTGTCATCCGGTCCCATACCGGACCGGCGGCAACGCTCAGCTGAGCCAGGCCGGTGACGATTTGCCCGGGGACCTTGCTCAGATTCCCGAGGCCACCCCGGATGACGTCGAACGTTCCCTTGAGCTGCCCGGTCTTCTCCAGGTTCCCGACGGCGGACAGGGCGTTCTTCGCCATGGACCCGAGGTCGCTGGCCACCCCGGCGACACCGCTCCGCACTGTGGGCAGGACCCGTGTACCAACCTGCTGGAGTCGGGCACCGAGCCCGGCGAACAGGGCGTCCTGGACGTCGAGTTTCATGCCGCGCCAGGCCGGGGCCATCGCCTGCAAGGTGGCGACGAACCCGCGCGCGTTCGGTGACAGCTTCGCGAGGGCCTGATCCAGCTTTGATGTCTGCGCTGCGGCGTTGGCCTGCGCCTCGGCCACGGTGCGGGCGGCGTCGGCAACGGCCCGGTGGGCGTCGGCCAGGGCCCGCTGCTGGTCCGCGACGCGCTGGTTCGCGTCCCGGATCCGCTCCTGGGCCTGAACCACCGCATCCGACCCGGCCACGCCCGCCTTGTTCGCGGCGGCCGTGTCGACCTGGAGGCGTTTCTGCTGCCGGGACTGCTCCTCCGCAGCAGCCTTGGCCCGCTGTACCGCAAGGTCGGCCTGCTGGATCTGGAGCTGGGTGGCGGTGGGGTCGGTGCGGACCTTCTGCAGGTCGAGTTCGGCCTGCTCCACATCCAGTGCGGCTTGCTTCTGATCGAGGGCGCCCTGACGGAGGCGCTGGTTCATGTCCTCCAGGTCGCGGATCGCCTGCCTGCGCGCAATGGACAGTTCGCCCTGTGCTTGGCGGGCGGCTCGCTGCGCCTGGGACAGGTTGCGTTCAGCGTCGGTGACTCCCCGCTGCGCGTTCGCAAGGCCGCGCTGCGCTGTCTCGACCTGCTTCGTAGCTGTGGCGGCAGCCTTGGCCTCGCCGGACGTGTCGGCGAACGCGGCCTTGATCGCGTCACCGACACCGGACATGCCGAGCTTGATCGCGCCGAACACGGTGGCGAGGGTGAGGATGCCCGGGGCTGCCGTGGCAGCAAGAGGCCCCAACTGGGCGAGGGCGGACCCGAACGAGGCGATCGTTGGGAGGGAGGTGAGGATCGCCCCGCCGATGAGGAGGATCTTCTTCTGGAGTCGGCCCAGTCCTCCCCCGCCACTGTCACCTGCACCGCCAAGACCGGTGAGGCCGGCGGTGAGCGAACCCAGCCCGAGGAGCCGAGTGCGGACGTTGACGGTGCGGTCCCGGGCCAGGAATGTCAGGGCGGTGTTCGCACCGGCGGTGTCTGCGCGGGCGGTGACGCCGATGGTGCGCCGCCGGGTGAGGTTCGCGATGTCCGCCGCAGCAACGCGGGTGTCGACGTCAACGCCGAGTCGCACCCGCTGCCGTTGAGTGAGACCGCGTAGTTCGTTCGCTGCGACGCGGGTGTCGAGGGTGGCGCGGATCTGCACGAACCGGTCCGCGGTGAGCTTGGCGAGGGCCTTCTCGACGCGCTTGTACGCGGCGTCCTGAATTTTCGCGATGACGTCGACGGTGGCCTGTCCGAATCCGGCGAGCTTCGCTTTGGCGGCGGCGTCGTCGACCTCCGCCTTGACCCTCACTGTCCGATCGGCCGTCAGCTTCCCGAGGGCGGCCTTCGCCGCGGCTTCGTCGAGGCTCGCGACGACCTTCACGGTGCGTCGGTCGGTGAGCTTCGCCAGCGCGGTGCGGGCTGCGGCGTCGTCGAGGGATGCGGTGACCTTGACGGTGCGGTCGCGGGTGAGGCGGGTCAGGGCGGCTGTGGCGCCCTTGTCGTTCAGCGTGGCGTCGATCTTGACGGTTCGGGTGCGGGTGAGCTTGTCGAGCTGGGCCGTGACCAGGGCGGTCTTCAGGTCGACGCCGACGCGCACCGTTGGCGTGGCCGCGGCGAGCTTGCGCTGGATACCGTCGAGGATTTCCTCACCCGCGACCCGGCCGGCGAGCTTCGCAGGCTTCCGGATGGCGGAGGGCAGCTCGACACGGAGCCGGTCGCCGAACGACGAGGTGTCCGGGATGAGTGAGACCCGGGTGGATCCGACGACGGTCGACTCGGCCATGCTGCCCTCCCCTACTGCGTTTCGAGTTCGCGGATCTTGCTGGCCCAGTGGTCAATGGCCGTTTGGTCGTCGGCACGGCCGGGCGAGTACCGGTTGAGGAGCGCCTCGCTGCGCCGTACTGCTGCCTCTTCCTGCTCGACTCGTTGCTCGTCTGCCTCCAGGGCGGGCGGGTCGATGGACGACATGTCGGGTGGGTCGCCCTTGAGGTGGGCGGCCCACAGGACTCGGATCATCAGGAGCAACGCGTTGTACTGGGCGGCGAGGATGTAGGTGCTCTGGTTCCACCGCCGCCCCTGTACGTCGCCCCCGGATGCCGCCTTGGTCGCGGAGTCTTCGGGGAGGTGGTCGACTAGGTCCCGGAGTTCGGCCCAGTTCATGGAGCCCTCACCCCAGGACATGGCCCAGAACTCGTCTAGGCGGCGGCCGGGGTAGTACCGCTGGATGTCGGCACGGACGGCTCCAGGGTGCTCTCGGAGGAGGGCGAGGAGCCGGAGTCTTCCCCCTGGGTGGTGCCCGCCTCGCCGTCCATCTCCTCGATGATGTCCTTGAGTTCGCCGACGGTGAGGTGGGCGACCTTGACGAGCCGGTCGAACGCTTCCTTCGGGGTGGCGATCTCGCGCAGGACGTTGAGGTTGGTGTTGCCGCCCATCTCCTCGACCTGCTCGATGACCTCCAGCGGCCAGTTGTCCTGGACGGGGAACGTGCAGACCTCGTCGACGCCGTCGGCGTTCTCGAAGACGACGTCGACGAACTGAGTCTTCGCGACTGAGGCGCGCTGGGCGCGCATCTGCTGGAGGCGAATGACCTTGCGGTTCGGCTTGGACATGATCGGGTCCTTTGCTTGGGCGGGGACTGGGGCGGGGGCTGTGCAGGTGGCCTGTCGTGCCGCCCCCGCCCAGGAGATGAGCGCGACAGGCCACCAGTCGGGGGTTACGGCGTTTCGGCGGGCACGGCCACGTCGGTGATGAAGTGCTGGACGGACTGGGCGCCGCCGGGGGCCGCCAGCGCAGTGAACGTCAGCTCGTAGTTGCTGCTGTCGTCGGCGCTGTGCTTGATGGCGCCGCGGTCGGTGACACCGGCGCGGGCGATCATGATGCGGTGCAGCTTCCCCGACATGATCACGTCGAGGCCGAGGGCGATCTCCACTGTGTCCGCCAAGCTGCCCGTCCCGAAGGACACGAACTGCTTCTTCCCGGCCGCCGCTGCGGTCGCGGTCATCTTGGCCTGCTGCACCTGGTAGTACAGCGACAGGAGCTGCGCCGTCGTCTCCCGGAACGTCAGCTTGAACGTCTGCGTCCTCTTCTTCGCCAGGTCGACGACCGGAGCGTCCTCGCCCCACGCGTCGAGCTGGGTTCGCTCTTCGGCCAGGGCCTCCTCCAGGCCATCGGGGGTGATGAACCCCATGTCGGCGAAGTCGGCGCCCCACGCGATCTCGGGGCCGAGCGGGAACGTGGAGCCGACGGGGGCCGAGTAGGCCTTGCCGGCCACACCAACGATGATGTTTGCAGAGTCGCCCACGGCGGGCCTCCTAGCTGGTCGGGAGGGGTGGGCGGACGCTCATCCCCAGGATCATGCCGACGCGGGCGACGCCGGTGTTGGGCTCTTCGGGTCGGTCTTGCGGGCCGGTCTCCTGTGAGATCCGGGTGACGATTCCGTCGGCAGTGGCGCGGCCCGGGAGCAGCTCCCACTCGGCGCACACCCGGAGGGCGAGGCGCATGGCCGCGCCCTCGTCGGCGGCGTAGCAGTCGACGGAGAGCCTCGGCCGGTCGGTGGTGGCCGGGCCGGACCAGCCGCGCATGGTTGACGTGCCGCCGATCCTCAGGACCCTGACCGCCGACAGTGCGGCGTTGAGCGCCTTGCCTTCGGGGAGTTCCGACGTCACGAGGACGCCGGGCATGGCGGTGGTCAGCAGGTCGATGGCGACCTTCTTGCCGTCGGGGAGGATCAGCGGCGCCGTCACTTCGTCGCCGGCTTCGACGTGTCGCCAGTGACGATCTTGGCCGGCGTCTTGTCCGCGGCCTTCTCGGCTGCGGCGTTGGCGGGGACGGCGTAGCCCTTCCAGCGGTGGACTTCGTCGGCGGGGACGTCGACGGTGTCGCCCGGCTCCTTGCCGTCCCGCCAGAACGTGAGGCGCATCTTCACGGTTCCGGTCTCAGCCATCGCGGTTCTCCTTCATCAGTGGTCGCCTCCTGCGGCGTCGAGTGCGTTGCCAAGCACGTGCCGCGGCGGGTGGATGCGGCGGCCGTTGCCGTCGGTCTGCCGGGTCCCGAGCTCTACGTAGATCGCGTAGTCCACGGGTGCGTCGACGTGCACCGCCCCGTCCTCGTCCGGCTCCTCGACCCGGTGGATCGTGGCCTTGTACAGGCCGGTGTCCACTGGGGCAGTGGCCTTGACAACGGCCACGACCCGGTCCATGCGTGCCGCGAGGTCGGCCTGGACATGCGGGTCATGAACCAGGGCGTCGATTGCGTCGTCGTAGATCTCCACGGTCGTCATCCGGCGACCTCCAGCAGGCGCACCGTCTGCCCCGACAGGGGACCGGCCTCCTGGACATCACGCGGGACCCCGTCGACCTCCCAGATGCGGCCGTCCCACTCCACCCGGGACCACTCCGACACCCGCGGGGCGCGTCGCGGCATGTCCAGCTGGGCGGCAGTGACCGTCTGATCCCGGGCCTCACGAGACTCCGACGACGAGACATAGTCGACGGTGCACCCGTACACAGGGGTGCGGGTCGCGTGCACCCAGTCCCTGACCTGCACGTTGTAGTCCCCGCCGACCAGTGGCGCGTCGAGCAGGACAACCGTCTGGCGTCCGATGTGGCCCGGCATCAGCCCACCACCAGCGGATCGAACCGGAACAGGCCGCACGTCACGAGAACGTCCAGGGCGGCGGGGGCCAGCCTCGGTGTCGTACCAGCCCCCTGGCCAACCGTGCGGCGAGTAAAAGACCGCTGCCCGGTGCTCATCGACTGGAGGTCGGCCGTGGCGTCCGTCTCGTCGTCCCGGTCGATCATCCACTGCGCCTGGCACACCGTCGCCTCACGCAGAGCGTCGACTACGTCGGGGTCGGTGATGTCGTAATACGCGCCCAGCAGCGCCTTGTCGACGCGACGGGACGCCTGAGCCAGGAGCCGGACAGCGGTGTCCGGTACCGGCTCAGGTGCCAGCCATGCCGCAAGGTCGTCGATGGTCGCGTAGGTCACGGCTACTCCTGACCGCTGAGGTCGCCGTCGCCCGGGGCGTCGCGGGCTTCCTCGACGACCTGGGCGTAGTCCTGGCACTCCTGCTTGGTGGCGTCCTTCGCCTGGTCCGGGTCCATGCCCAGGGCGATGGCGTACTCCCGCCACGTGTCGACCTTCGCGTTCGCCGCCGGCCGCTTCGGGAGTTCGGCCGGAGGCTCATCGTCACCGTCACCGGCTTCGGGGCTCCGGGGCTCCGACTTCGGGTGCACATCGCCGCGCGCCTCGCTCGGGCGGCCGTCGACACTGGCATGCTCCGGTCCGCGGGCGTCTTCGCCCGAATCCCCGACCACACCCGTGTCCGTGGCTTCGACGGCCGCGACCCACTCCAGCAGCTGCTGGTGAGACATCGTGGACGCCTTCGTCGCGAGCAGACCCAGCCGCACCGCATAAGTCGCCCACACCCCGGCGTGATCGTCACGGGCCGGCCTCTCCGGAACGCCGGGCACGTTCTGCCCGACGCGGGTAGCTGCGGGGGCGTCAGCTCCGTGCTGGATGACCTGCGGCTGCACCTTCTGGTCGGGGTCCAGGAGCGGGTCCCCGTCCTCGGCGAGACGGAGCTCACCGCGGGCGACCTGGGCTGCCATCATCGGGTCGAGCGGTTCGTTGAGATGCAGCCGCATGCCACCCGCGCCAACGTACTCGCGGGCCGCCATCACAGGTTCCGCGCGATCTTGAACGCGGTGATGGTGCCGGTGAACCCGGTCTCGAAGTCGAGGTTCAGCTTCCCGCCGTGCTGCAGGTAGCGGGCCTCGGAGAACGGGCCGATCCACCGGGTGCCGGACGCGGCGACGGACACCTCGGCGTCGCCCTGGCTGCGCATCCAGGCCGGCCCGTCCTTGCCACCCGCCCGAATGGTGATCTTCTTCGTGGAGCCGGCCGAGTTCACGACCCGCAGCATGGTGCGGGACGGGTCGGCGGCGTTGATGACAACACCGTTCGTGACGAGCGTCGAGTCGATCGTGGTGCCGGTCGGGTCGGCGACATCGGGGCCGCCAAGGCTGGTCGGGGTGAGAGCAGTGCGCGGCATGATTCCTCCAGAGAGAACGCCGACGAGAATCACGGGACAGGGGAGGGATCAGGCCGACGGGTCGACGTAGGCGACGGCGATGCCCTCGGGGCGCAGCAGCTTCGCGCCGTACACGTGCAGGCCGCGGACCGCGTCGGCGATCGTCGACTCCAGGCGCAGCGCCTCGGTCTCCAGGATCTGGTCCACGAACGTGAGGGCCCCCGGGTAGCCGGCCTGGATGACCTGGGTGTCTCCGGAGGGCACGGGGGTGACGTTGGACTCCAGGACGTCGAAGCCGGCGGCGCGGCCGACGATGCCGTTGCGGAGGCCCTGTTCGCTGCCGGACGCGTCGACGCGGACGAACCGGTCGTCCTGGAGGAGCGCCCCGGTGAACTCGGGGGACACGACGACGTACCGGTCCATGGCAGGCACGTTGGACCTGTTCAGCTTGGTACGGAGCGGGATCAGGACCTTGTCCCAGGCGTCCTTGGGGCTGGTCGTGATGTTGATCGGGGAGCCCGTGGAGCCGACGACGTTCGACGGGGCGACTCCGGTGTACAGGGAGGCGACGTACCGGTCGGCCTGCGCTGCCAGCTTGCGCGCGGCCCGCTGCGTGGTCTTCAGCATCGGATTGAGCGCGACCTGCGCCTTGTCGACGTCGTCGAGCTTGAACGCGAACGCGTCGCCCTGGTCGATGGGCAGGTCCAGCCCGGCGGTGTCGATGTCCTCGTAGTTGATCGTGTCGCCGGACTTGTACGGGAAGATCGACGGGTCGCCGATGGTGACGATGCGCACCGACTGGCCCTGCGAGGTGATCTCGCCCTCGTAGTCGCGGTTGACGATCTGGGGCTGCGCGTAGACGAGTGCCTCGTCCAGGCCCGCCAGAATCTGGGCGGACCAGACCTGCGGCTTGAACAGCGCGACGGACATGGTGAGTCCTTATCCGGCCTTGCCGCTCAGGTAGCTGTTCAGCCGTCCCTCATCGGTGGCCTGCTTGATCTGCTGGGGAGTCATGCGGGCGATGTCCGCTCCGGTCAGCTGCCGCTTGCCGCCACCGGCCCCGTCCATCGGTGCGCCACCTGCGGGGGTGGGCTCCGGCTCCTTCGGCTCCGGCGCCTTGGCCGCGAGCTTGGAGTTGGCGTCGACTGCTGTCTTCACTGCCTTGCCGACCTGCTCGTCGAAGTCGGCCGCGGACGGGTCGAGCTTCGAGATGGCGTTGGCGAAGGCGCGTGAGTCGATGAGTGCGTCGGGGTCGCCGCCATACCTCCCGGCCGTCTTGTAGACGGCGAGTTCAACCTGCGTCTGGCGGGCCTGCGCGCGGGACTCCTTGGTCTCTCCGCGGGCCTCGTCCAGTTGCTGAGCGAGCTCTTCGGGGGTGGGCGGCTTCTTCTCGTCGGTCTGGACACCGAAGAGATTGGCCAGCTTCTTCATGAAGTCGGCTTGCTCGTCGGCGGCCTGCTGCTTGTCCTTCGCGCGCTTCTGCTTCTGCTCGGTTACCTCTTCGCGGAGGCTCTCGATGGCTCGCATGGCGCGCTCGGGGTCGAAGTCACCTTCGAACTTGGGCGCCTTGGCCTTGGGTTCGGCGGACTTCGGCTCGGTGACCGGTTCGGGAGTTGTGGTGGGTGCGGCCGGCTCTGGCGGAGTCGGTGCGGCCGGGGGTGCGGGCGGGTTGGCCGGCTGGGTGCCGGTGTCCGTGGTCGGTCCCTCGGGTGCTGCGGGGGCGGGGGTCGTCATCTGCGGTGCCTCCTTGGGCGGCCTGCACGCTGTTGCGGCGCCTTGTCCGCTGGCGTGTTGACCCAGATGTTAACCCTGAACCTCACACAATGCTGCACAATCAAAGGTCATAGCGCAAGATATCCTTTGAATCAAAGGCGCGAGGGTGGGGGTGTGACCGTGAACAGCAACCAAGTCGCCGCCGCGGCCCGGCAGCAGCCCGCCACGACCCGGCGCATCGAGCAGCGCACCGGCACCACTGCGGCGCAGCCCCTCGCCATCGCGCTCGCCACCGCCCGCCGCGACGCCCTCCAGCAGTGGGCATCCGCAACAGGAAGGCAGACGATCCCTTCACCCACCGCGCTGGAACGCCTCATCGCCGCGATCAAGAAAGCGCTGGGCTCCGCGTTCCGTGGAGCTGGGGCGGCAGCCCGGGACGCGATCCGGCAAGGCGCTCTCCAGGCCGCCGCCCTCAGCGCCCAGCAGGCATCCCACCTGGCCGCCAGCATGCGCACCCAACCCAGCCCTTATGTGCGGCCCGTCATCGGGCCCGACGCCGCAACCGCCGCCGACACGGTCCCCGACGCCGTGGACGGTGACCACCGGCACGCGCTGGCGCTCCTCACCACGGCCAGCCTCACCGCCCTCGGACTCGGCGCCGTGACAGGCGTGTTCAACAGGGCCCGGCGCGCCGTGACCCGCATCGCCCAGCACGCCGCCGTCGCTATCTCCAGCGCCGCCAGCCACGCCGCCACCGCAGTCGCCCAAGCAATCGGGCCCACGATTCGCCTGCTGTGGGTGGCCGAGCCCGGGGCATGCGATGCCTGCGCCGCCTACGCCGGCCGCAGCACCCGGCCCGGCCAGAAGTTCCCGGGCGGTCTCAGCCTGAACCCGGCACGGGCCATGTTCCCGGCACCGCTCGAAGGCCCGCCCCGGCACCCTCACTGCCGGTGCTGGCTACTCCCCTACTCCCCCGACTGGCCCATCGACGGCGCGCCCCTGCCCGGTCTACTGCGCCAGCACGCACACAGGAGGTCGTGATGGCCAACGAACGCATGGGCAAGGACAAATGGGACAGGCTGCGGGAACTGCATGCGCAGGGCCTCGGCAGGAACGCCATCGCCCGCGAGATGGGCCTCGCCAACAGTGTCGTGTCCCGCACCGCAGAACACCTCGGGCTGTCATTCGACCGGTCGAAGATCGAAGCAGCGAACCGGGCTCGGCTCATTGACCTCGCGGAACGGCGGTCGCTGCTCGCCGAAGACCTCATCGGCGACGCGGAGCGTCTCCGCGCGGAGGTGTGGGAGCCGCGCACGTACTGGGACTGGGGCGGCAAAGACCACGACTACGACGAGCGGGAACACCAGCCGACAGCCGCAGACAAGCGCGCCCTCATCGGCGCAGCCGGCATGGCCATCGACCGGTCGTTGAAGCTGGCCCCGGCAGAGGTTTCGAGCGGCGTCGACGCTGCGAAGTCGATGCTCGGCAGCATCGGTGAGGCGCTGGCCGGGTTCGTCCGTGCCGAGGACGACCTTCCGGACGACCAGGAGTAGCCGTGCCCGTGCTGGAGTCGCTCCCTATGTCCCGGAAGCAGATCCGGTCTGTCGTCGAGTCGACGGGCAAGATCAGCTGCTGGGAGGGGGCGATCCGGTCCGGGAAGACGATCGCGTCCCTGCTGAAGTGGTTGATGTTCGTGGCGCAGGCGCCGTCCACGGGCGAACTGGTGATCATCGGGAAGACGTCGCAGACGATTCACCGCAACCTTTTCCTCCCCATGCAGGATCCGGCCCTGTTCGGGGAGATCGCCGCCCACGTCCACTACACGCCTGGTGCGCCGACGGCCACAATCCTGGGCCGGACCGTGCACGTAATCGGCGCGAACGACGCGAAGAGTGAGCCGAAGATCCGAGGCATGACCCTGTGCGGGGCCTACGTCGACGAGGTCACACTGGTGCCGCAGGTCTTCTTCGAGCAGCTGCTTGGCCGCATGTCCGTGAAGGGTGCGCAGCTGTTCTGCACGACGAACCCCGATAATCCTGCGCACTGGTTCATGCGGGACTGGCTGTCCCAGGTCGGGACCAAGCCGATCCGCCGGTTCTCGTTCACGATCGACGACAACCCGTTCCTCGACCCCGAGTACGTCCGCGATATCAAGGCCATGCACGAGGGCCTCTTCTACCGGCGGTTCATCCTCGGCGAGTGGGTCGCCGCGGAGGGCGCAATCTACGACGCTTGGGACCGGGACCGTCACATCGTCACCGCACTCCCGAAGGCCGGCATCCACCGCTGGATCAGCCTCGGCGTCGACTACGGGACCAAGAACCCATTCCACGCCGTGCTCCTCGGTCTGGGCGCGGACCGGAAGCTGTACGCGGCGGCGGACTGGCGGTACGACTCCCGGCAGCACAAACGGCAGCTCACGGACGCCGAGTACTCGCAGCGGATGCGCGCCTGGTTGGCGGATGTTCCCGGGATCGGGGCTGTGCGCCCCCAGTTCGTGACCGTCGACCCGTCTGCGGCGAGCTTCTCCACCCAGCTGCGCCGTGATCATCTGACCCCGACTGCGGCGAAGAACGACGTCATGGACGGCATCCGCACCGTCTCGTCCCTACTGGCCGCGAACAAGCTCTTGGTGCACGCCTCCTGCAAGGACCTCATCACTGAGATCGGCGGCTACTCCTGGGACGACCAGGCCGCCCTACGCGGCGAGGAGCGCCCCATCAAGGTCGCCGACCACGGTGTCGACGCCCTCCGCTACGCCATTTTCACGACTCGTGCCCTGTGGCAGCGCCAGCTCGCCCTCGCCGCCTGATCTGAGAGGACTCCCTCATGCCGCTGCCTCTGCCTGGCAGAACCCCGTGGCCGCCGCCCGCTCTGGAGGTGCCGCACGCCGACATGGACATGTGGCGGGCCTGGTACTCCGGCGACACCGGGCACTTGGCCGCAGTGTATGGCGGGCCGGCGAACTACCGCAGCAACGCTGTGGCTCGCGAGTTTTTCGATGTGGATCAGCGCCGGGCCGTGGGCGGTGAGGGGCTGCGCATGTTCTGGGGGCAGGAACCGTCCCCCGGCCAGCAGGCCGCCAAGCTCCACATCCCGATCGGTGCGGACATTGCTGAGATGTCCGCGAACCTACTGTGGGCGGATGTGCCGCAGGTGACGGTGGACGCCGACTCGACGGACGCGGCGACGGCGCGCACGACGCAGGCGCAGATCGGCCGGTACCTCGACGACCGCGGCCACGCGAAGCTGCGGGAGGGGGCGGAGTTGGCCGCCGGCTTGTCGAACGTGTACCTGCGGGTGGTGTGGGACACGGACCTGCGCCCTCGGCCGTGGCCGGACGTGATTGCCCCGGATGCGGTTGTTCCGGAGTGGCGGTGGGGTGCTCTGGCTGCGGCGACGGTGTGGCGGGAGCTGGACCCGGTGAAGGAGGCGTCGGAGGTGTGGCGGCTGTTGGAGCACCACACCCCGGGGATGATCGAGTACGGGCTGTACCGGGGTGACACGGGCACGCTCGGTCAGCGGATGGACCTGGGTGACCATACGGACTCGGAGTACCTCGCGAAGCGCACGGATACCCAGGGCCGTCAGTCGACGGGCATCCCCCGGTTGTTGATCACGCACATGCCGAACCTGTTGCCGAACCGGGTGTGGGATGGGCTGCCCGGCACGGCGCCGCTGGGCCGCTCCGACTTCGCGGGGATCGAGCCGATGATGGACGCCCTGGATGAGGCGTGGACGTCGTGGATGCGGGACCTGCGCCTGGGCAAGGCGAGGGTGGTGGTGCCGCAGACGATGCTCGACACGGCCGGTCCCGGGCAGGGGGCGTCGTTCGATCTGGACAAGGAGCTGATCGTTGCCCTGTCCGGGCTGCTGGGTGCCGAGACGATGAAGGACTCGATCACCGAGGTCCAGTTCAAGATCCGGGTTGAGGAGCATGAGCGGACGACGAAGGCGCTGCGCCTGCAGATCCTGTCGTCGGCCGGATACTCGGCGCAGGGGTTCGGTGAGGCGGGGACGATCGCGGCGACGGCCACGGAGGTTGTGGCCCGCAAGGAGGAGTCGCTGACCACCCGGGGCACGAAGATTCTGTATCAGCGGCCTGCGCTCATCGAGTTCCTGACGACGATGATGATGGTCGACGTGGTGCATTGCGGGGCGAAGGGTGTCGACCCGGCCGTGGAGCTCACCGCGTCGTGGCCGCAGGCGGTGCAGCCGGACCAGGAGGCCACGGCGCGCGCCCTGTCGCTGCTGGATGGGGCGGGGGCCATCTCCACGTTCATGGCGGTGAAGCAGCTGCACCCGGAGTGGGACGACCTGGAGGTCAAGGCCGAGGTGCAGCGAATCCGCGAGGACAAGTCGGCGGTAGTCCCGGCCGGCGACCCGTTCAGCACTCGCGGCGGGGAGCCCGACGAGCCGAACGACGAAGAGGCGGCCACGGAGGACGGTCCGGAGGCTGGTGCGGACGAGGGCCAGGATGAGGAGCCGGTGGGCGGGGGCTCGGATCGGCTGGCCGCTTAGCGGCGGCGGATGCCCTTCCGGGCGGGCAGGCGCCGGTAGCGGGTGATCTTCCCGCCCTTCGTGGCGTGGGCTTTCTGGTGGGCGTAGCGGCGCAGCCTTGGGTTGGCGAAGAAGTAGCTATCTTCGCCACTGAGCCTTCGACTTGAACCCTGAGTGGCGTTGCCTCGGCATAGTGGTGAGTTACCTCCCTTCGAGATAGAGCTTCGCAGCGTCCCACCAGTCAGGACGCTCGACGTAGTGCAGCACCATGTTGCATACCCGGCATAGAGCTCCACGCACCGCTCCTGATGCGTGATCGTGGTCGACGGCGTCAGCAGGCTTCTCCCGGCATATCCAGCACAGGCCTCCGTGTCGCTGCCTCATCTCCTCCCACTCCTTGTAAGAAAGGCCATAGCGACGCAGTCGCGCCTGCTCGGCCTTGCCGCCGCCCGTGCAGTCGCCACACCACTTCTGTCCCGTACTTGTCGGCATGTAGCCGGCTCCGCAATGTGTGCAGGTCTTTGGTTTGAGCCGCAGCATCTTTCCTGACGCAGACCAGGAGCAGACCTGGCTGCAGTACTTTCGGGGCTGTGATGGCCACGCTTGAAACGAGGCGTCACACTCGACGTTGAGGCACGTCCGAGTCTCTAGCTTGCTCGGACGACTGGGCGTGTCGTTCATGTGTCTTCCAGGATGTATCTGGCGCGGCGGTGTGCCCCGTCGCGGTGGTGGCGGGTCGCTGGATAGGGCTGGCAACGCGAAGCGCGCCGGCATCGTCGTCATGCAGTTCGGTAGGCCGCCGGCGGCATGCCCGGCCTCGTCTCGCGCCCAGCATCAGCCTGGGTCAGCTTGTACTCCCTCGCAGACACGGCACTTCCCCCTAGCGCCGGTCTTGGTGGCCGCCGGTCTAGTCGTCGTCGCCGACGTAGAGGTTGTCCCAGTACCGGTCGTCGGCGCGGGCGACTTCGGCGCTGGTCTCCTCCCAGGCCGGGAGAGTCTGGGACGGGGCGGGGCCGCCACCAAACGGCGGCGGACCCGACGACACAGGGGCGGTCACTGCTGTTCCTTCGCGAGGCGTTCGCGCCGGGCTTTCTGCCGGTCGGCGCATCGGTGTTCGGGGAGCGTTTCCAGCGTCTTCGTGGCGACGAGGGTTCCGCAGTCGCTGCACGGGATGCGCCCGGTGCGGTACCAGTCGCGCTCCTCGTTCTCGATGAGGGCCTGTTCGTGGAGGCGGGCGAGAATGCGGTCGGCTACGACGGACACGGTCAGGTCTCCTTCGGGTTGGCGAGTTCGAGCAGGGTGTCGACGTGGCAGGACAGGGGCTCGGCGCACCAGCACATGAGGTCCCGCCCTGCGAGGTCTCGGGCGATCCGGTCCATGAGGGTGGGGTGGGCGTGGACCCACGTCTCGTACAGCTCGACGGCGAGAGCGTGAGCGTCGGCCTGGCTGTTGGCGGGGATGTGCTCGTTGTAACCGAGCGGCTTGTGCTGGTTGGCGTGACCGGCCCACTGAACGGCCCAGCCGGTGCCGGTGGAGGTCCGGACAGCGGCCCACGGGTTCCCGAACGGGGTGCCACGCCCGACGTAGGCGGCGCCCTCGGGGGCTCGCCATCCCTTGGTGCGGCGGCGCTGAATGCGGGTCGGCACGGTCAGGACTCCTCAGGCACCGTGATGGGGAAGGTCTCGGGGTGGTCGGCCTTCCACTTCAGCCAATGCGGCATCGGCTCCTCAACGACCGTGTGGCACAGGTCCATGACCTGCTCCAGCGACAGCGGGTCGGCGTTCTTGGAGTACTCGTGCTTGGTACCGCGCAGCTTCGGGCCGGAGGGAACGAACAGCGGACCGTACTCCCACGAGCAGCGCCGGTAACCCCAGTCGTCGGGGCCGTACTTGATGAAGATTGTGGTGTTGCAGCCGGAGTCGACGTCGAGCGGTCGTTCGGCGAGCTTGCGGTGGTAGCTCTCCCGGAACCAGTGGTGCTTGTACTCCTCGATGAAGCTCGCGATCATTGCCGCTTCGGCGTCAGTGGGGCGCTCGGTGCTGCCCCAGCTGTACTTGCTGGTGTCGACGTCGATGTAGGCGGCGATGTACTTCCACCCGGGGTTGAAGCTGGTGACGACGGGGATGCGGAGCGCGGTGAGCGGGTCGCCCTGCTTCGCGTCGGTGTCGAACGGCCACGCGGTCACGGCGTCTCCTTGCGGATTCGGGCTGCGCGTCGGACACGCATGCGGGTCTTGATCTGGTCCTGGGTGGGCGGGGTCCACTGGTGCCGGCCGGCCCCGGGTTTCCACCGCTGCATGTGCTCGCGGAGGTCGAGGCCGCAGTGGCGGCACCCGTTTGGGGACGGCGTGCTGATCGTCACGGAGTTACCTCTCCGCTGTTCGGCCCGTAGTCGATGTGCGGGATACCGGCAATGACCATGGCGCCGCAGTAGCCGCAGTGGTACTGGCCGATCGGGGCGTTGACCAGCTGCTGCGGTTCCCACGGCCACGGGCACCGTTCGCCGTTCTCGTTCAGGGGCGCCGTGATGGTGAGGTCTTTCGACAGGTCGATCTCGATAGCGTCTGCGGGCTCGATGTCAGTCCAGGAACGGGAGGTCATCGGGGGTCCTTCCGGGCTGCACGCCGCGCTTTCATGCGGGCGAGGCGTTGGGCGTTGGTGGGCTGCTCCCACTGGTGGCCGCCCTTTCCGGGCAGGTACTGCCAGCCGTGTGGGTTGTCGTAGCCGCACCACCGGCACCCGTCCGGGTTCGGGGCCGCCTGGTGGCGGATGACGGCGGTCACGGGCGCTTCTCCGCGTCGGCTGCGGAAGCGAGGCCGGTGTGCGGCAGCGGGCACGAGCACTCGCCGTCCTGGCGGAACTCCTCGCACGGGTCGACGTTGAGCCGCTCCGCTGCGACGCGGGCGTCGTGTCGTGCCCTGCCGGTGAGGCCGACCGGGAGACCAGTCGGACGGGCCCCGGTCGGGGCGTCAGCGCCCATCCCGAGCGCGTTGAGCAGCGGGCCTTTGATGTCGTCGACGAACACGAACTTCTTGCCGTCCTCGTTCGTCCACACCCGGGCCATCGCCGCTTCGTGCAGGCGCTGCTTCAGGGCGGCAGACTCGGCGGTCGCCCCGCCGAGGTCGCTTTCGAGTTCGGCGACCTGATCGGTGGCCTCGGACAGGGCCGCGCGCAGCCGGTCGACCTCGGCCAGCAAGTCACCGAGAGCTTCACGCCGCGCCACTGCTGTGCGGTCGGTCAGACGGTGCAGCTCCTCATGCCAGATCCGGATCATGCGCTCGCGGTCCGGGGTCATCGGGGTGTCGGTCATGGTGCTCCTCGGGTGCGTTGGGTCAGTCAGGCGTTGCGGAGAATCTGGTACATGCGCTCGGCAGTGGGGCTCCGGTCGTTCAGCCAGCGCTCGCCGTGCTGGTCGCAGTACGTCGAGCCCTCCTCACTGCCGGGGGCGAGGAAGCAGTGGCCGTGCGCGTCGACTCGGGGGCAGCAGCCGCAAGAGCCTTCGCAGCAGTCGTCCTCGCCGTAGGGGTCGGTCGGGTCGGGCGGCTCACAGTCGGCACAGCGGTCACCGGTGCAGTACGGCTCGGCGGTCACGGGGTCGGCTCCTCGGGTGTGGCGGGGTGGTGGGCCGCAGCCCCGGAAAGGGGGGGCGAGGCTGCGACCCGGTCTCGGGGGTTAGGCGCGAGAGGTGGTCAGAAGAACTCGCGGCGGTCGAACGCGTGCCCGCCAGAGGTGACATAGCGGTGCTCGTTGTCGCCGCGAAAGCGGGGACGGAGCGGGAAGCCGTCCTTGTCGGTGGTCTTCCGCATCGTCGCGATCATCTCGTCGACGGGGACCTCGCGGCCGTACTCGTTCTGGATGGTCACGTCGGTGTTCCGGAGGAAGTGCTCCCAGTCCGGGAGCGTGGTGATGCCCTGCGAGTTGTGGGCCCGGAAAAGAAACCGCCAGCCGGCGGCCGTCTGCCCAATGTGAAGCCCTTCGCCATCGGCATGGCCGCCGGGGAACGGGCCGAAGGCGTAGTAGTTGGTGGACATGGGGTTCTCCTAGTCGTTGCGTGCGGTGCGCTTCCAGTTCTGGCGTTCGCTTCGCTTGGCCCGGCGCCGGGCGGTCTTCCGCTGCTGGCCGGGGGGCTGACCGCAGCAGGCGCAGTCGCGGCCACCGGGGCCGTCCGGGCAGGTGCGGCCGATCATGCGGGCGTTGGAGTTGGTCTACGCGACCTCCGCGAAGTCGGCCTGGCCCAGGTGCCGGGTGGCCTTGTAGCTGCTGAGCGCGGTGTACAGGGCGGGGTCGGTCGGCTGGTAGACGTGGACGTGGATCCACCGGCCGGTCGTCCGGTGCTGGGCCCAGACCTTGACGGCGTCGGCGCCGAGGTGCGCGGCCCGGTACGCCTTTGCGCAGTGCCGGCCAAACCAGGCGCGTTGTCCGTCGGGGAGGTCGGCGCCGAGGCGGTCGAGGAGGTCACCGGTGCGGATGAGCGTGCCCTGCTCGACGGCGGCTGCGACCAGTCCGGAGCGGGTGCGGTAGGCGAGGGCCTTGGTGACGTGGCGGGCGGCGCGGTGGGTGGCGGCGATACGGCGGGCGATGTTCACGGGTCCCCCTCGAAGCAGGTTCACCACAACCCACTAGCGATCATGAGTAGCGGTGGCGATGAACCAGACACTACGCCTGAGGCATGGCCACCGCAAGTGGGTTGCGATAGATTGATGCCATGAACCCGACCCCGCCCCCCGAGTCCCCCACCCTGGAGGACATCGCCGCAGCAGGCACCCGCCGGCTCCGCGACGCAGACCGCCTCAAGAAGTCCAGCGACGAACTCAAGGAACTCGTCCTGGCCGCGCTCCGAGCCGGGACCCATAAACCCACCGAGGTCGCCAAGAAGTCCGGGTGGACCGGCGCCCACGTTCGGAAGATGGCCCGGGAGGCAGGCATCGAGCCCGACGACCGATACAAGGAGCGCGCCGAGCGACTCCGTAAAGCTCAGGCCGAGGAGCCCAAATGATCGACACCGCGAAGCTGTTGGAAGTCGCCCGCGGCGAACTAATCAGCCTCTGGAGCGACCTGGACGAGGCCCGCCGCGACGCCTACGAGAATCAGTGGTCGATGGGGTGCGACAGCCTGGTGGAGCGCATCAAGGCCCTGACGCCACTGGTCGGCCCGACGCCGTGGGCTCAGGTGCAGATCCCGCTACTGGAGGACGGCGTGTACCAGCGGGTGCACCAGGAGCTGGGGATCGAGGTGGCGGTCGACATGGACGCGGTCGCCGAGCATCAGGCGTGGCTGGATCGGCAGGCGGTGACCACATGACTGTTGACCTTGCCGCAGTCGACGCCCTCGCCTCCGCCGCGCACGCTGGCCAGGTCGACAAGATCGGCGTGCCGTACATCGAGCACGTCCGTGCAGTCGCTGCCAGCCTCGCCCCGTTCGGCGACGACCTGGTGATGGCCGGGCTGCTGCACGACATCATCGAGGACACCGACTGGACCGCCGAGGGGCTGCGCGAGGCTGGCGTCCCGGACTACGTGGTCGCGCTCGTGGAGGCGGTGACGAATCAGCGGGGCGTGCCCTACGAGGAGAAGGTCGCCCGCATCACCGAGCGAGGGCGCGACGCGGTACTCCTGAAGATCGCGGACAACGCCCACAACAGCCGACCCGACCGGGCGGCCCGGCTGCCCGAGGGGAAGCGGGTACGGCTAGCGGCGAAGTACCGGGCAGCCCGGGACATCCTGTGGCCCGCCGCCGAGATCCGCGACATCGAGACCATCGTCGAGATGGTCAACCCGGCGCTCCTCGACGAACTCCGCGAACGACAGAGCCAGGAGGACCCCTCATGAGCCGCTTCGGTGAATTGATCCCGCACCGGGAGGACGACGACAGCTGCCTGTGCGGCTGCCAGGACGAGGAGCGGAGTGCCCCGTTCGTGGCGCACTACTGGCGGCACCACGTCCGGCGGGAGGAGGAGTGCGGCTCGCTGGCCGAGGCAGTGCAGTTCCTCGCGAACGGCTGGTCCGATGGCGATCTGAGCCAGGAGGCCATCCACGCCCCGGACGGCAGTATCGCGCTGGCGGGTCAGGAGTTGCTGGATGCGATCAGCGCGGAACTGGAGCGCCAGAACGAGATCACGCGAACAACGGACAACACCGGGAGCCCCGCATGACCGCCGACCTGGTGCAGTTCCTCCGCGCCCGCCTCAACGAAGACGAGCGGGCCGCCCGTGCGGCTACTCCTGGACCATGGTGCGACTCCGGCGGTTACGTCACCGACATTGACCAGCACGGAAACTCGCGGGTGCAGGTGACCGAGTTCGGCACCCAGGATGAGGACGGACAGGGAAGCGGCCCGCAGGGGCAAGCGGACTCGGCCCACATCGCCCGACATGACCCGACCCGCGTACTCCGCGAGGTCGAGTCGGGGAGGCGAACCTTGCGAGCGCACGACAAGTGGTGCGAGGGAAGGTGCGAGGCGAAATACCCGGAGGGCGGGTTCGATGCCGCGCACTACTGGAACCTGAAGGTGCGCGCCGAGGTCTACGCTGACCACCCCGACTACCGCCCGGAGTGGCGTCCCTGACGATTCCCGCCCCTCCCCCACCTCTGACCGGTCACAATGCCCCCATGGGCGTGAGCTACATGGTCCGTGGCCGGACCGAGGCAGAGTGCCAGCAGGCGCTGGACGTGCTGTGCCGGCTGCTGGGCGCCGTTCCGACGACCCGGCCGCTCAACCCCGGCGGGTGAGGCTGGGTCGCACGGGCCGTACCTGAGACGACAGAAGCCCCGGACCTTGAGGCCCGGGGCTTCGTTACGAAGTGAGGCATAGACAACGCCTCAATCCGGGCAAAGTTGCGGCGGTTCACACCATTAGGTGGTCGGCCAGGATATGGCCTCTCAAACCCCTGCGGGTGTCGTTGATTCAGGTGAAGCACATCCGTGCCTCACGGTTGCGTCACCCCTCGCTCGTCTCACTTCCCGGCGATCAGGGCGAGGGGTGACGCCTCACAGAGGAGTCAGCAGTGGAAATCTCCCCTGCGGGCCAGGGGCTGCGCGCCCCTAGCCACGACCTGGCAGTGCCTGGTCGCAGTTCTCATCCGGCGACGGACGCTGTGTTGTACGCGGTCGGCGGACTGGCGTTCGCCTGCATGACGCAGGCTCACGTGGATCATTACGAGGCCGTTCGTAGTTCGCTCGCTCTGGCGGGTGGACTGAAGGCGATCGCCTGTGTTCCGGCGTGGCTTGCGGTCGTCGGGAGCAAGGTGCGGCGGTTTCTGCACTCCTAGCTCCTAGCTCCTGGTCTCACGGTTGCCCCGGGCTGCCAGCCCTTCGTTGGCGGTCCGGGGCTGCGGGTTTTCAGCCCCGGTTGGCGGTCCGGGGCTTTCGCGTGTGCACGCTAATTCAACGGCGGCCGGGATATTACGTAATTGGATTTGTGATCCCGCCACTCGTATGGGGGAACACTTTGGGTGGTCTAGTCACCGTCAACGCAGACAAAATTTTGCCACTGGCATATGCGGCGATCGGATCAGCCATCCACCAGACCGCTCCGACCTGGGCAAATACCGTCCGGGCTGACACGCGTACCGCGCAGGACGCCCCGCATCGACCGCTGGCCACCACATCACGCTCAGCTCTTCCCGTTTCGCGTGTTCGCGATGACGCCGCGGGTGGTGCTGGTGATGCTGCGGGTGTCCTGGGTGACGGTCCCGTAGTAGTGCTGGTTCACGGTGGGCGGTGCGGCCTCGACCGCGTTCTTGACCTTGGAGACGAGGCGGGCGAGAGCGAGGAATCCGGCGATCGGGGCACCTCCGATGATGGCGAGGGCTAGGGGGTCGACCTGGCCGGCGAGCCACAGGGCGCCGCCGACGGGCAGGGATGCGACGGCGAGGCCCTTCATGACGCCGCTCGCGTCGACTGCCCACTGCGACATGGGCGGCTGGCCGGGCTGGGGTACGGGCGGCGCGGGGCCGACGGCGGGGAGCGGGCTGTCGTCGCGGTACGCGGTGGGCTTCGCGATCTCGTTGATGGCGGCCATCAACTGGTCGGCGTTGCGGCGGATGTCGGGGTCGGGCTGCCCGATGCGGGCGGGCTGCTCGGGCAGCTGCATGACGGGGTCTCCTATCGGGTGCGGCGACGGGTGGAGCGGTACCCGAACGGTCCGGGCAGGTCCATGGATGTGGTGCGGCGGCCGGTGGAACCGATCGTGTGGTGGGGGCCGTGGCCGGCACCCAACGTGATGGACCAGGAACGGCGGTTGATGTTCAGCCGGACCCCGGGGAAGATCCGGAAGCTCTTGCGGAACGTGATCGGCATGCGGGACTCCTAGATGAGATGTCACTGACTGTTACCAACCCCGCCTGGGCGGCCTTTGTGTCGCTTTGCCCTGGGGCGGCGACCCGGGCAAACCCCGGGCGGTGCGGCATTGATGCAGGTCAGGGTGAGGCAGAAGCCTGGCGGCGGGCACCCCAAGCCGGGCGGTGGTGTCCGGCTCGGCGGTGCGGCGCCCGGGTTGGACGCCGCACCGCCAGGGACCTGACCTGGGAAAACCCGGTCAGCGCCAGGGGTTTGACCGGGCTAAATGTCCAGCTTGAACCGTTCACGGATAGTGACGACCACGCGGGAGCGGGGGTAGCCGACCGCCCTCACCCCGTCCCACACACGCTTCGCCTTCTCCTCGTCGGTGCGAACTACGATTCGGCCGAGCCGGTCCGCCGAAACGGTCAGGCCGGCGGCGGTCAGGGCGTCGACGAGGACGGCACCGGGCAGCCACTCGGCGGGCTCACCGTCGTTGCCGCGGTGGGCGTCGAACACGTCCAGCAGCGTGGCCAACACCGCGCCCTGATCGTCGCCGAGCTCGTCACCCATGTCCCGCAGCCGGTCGGCCAGCGACAGTGCCCCGGCAGGCAGGGTGCCAGCCTCGGACCGCAAGGCGTAGGCCCGCTCCAGCAGCAGTGCCACTTCGTCGTCGTCGTAGTAGTAGCCGCGGGTCAGCTCCGGCTCGGCGCCCTCGCCGTCCATGTAGATGCCGACGCCGCGCTGCGACTTGAGGATGTCCTGGGCGTTGTGGCCGGACGACGCGTAACCCTTACCGAGGATCGTGTCCGACGCTTCCGGGGTCAGGCAGCGCATCGCCCACCGGATGGAGAGGATGTCGCGGATGCCGGTCGGGACCGAGTCCGAGTCGGGCTTCTGGGTGGCGCACAGGGTGATGATGCCCAGGGCGCGGCCCTGCTGGACGATGAGCCGCAGCAGCCGTTCCAGTTCCTCCCGGTCCTTGCGGTCCGCGGCGGCACCGTAGGACGACCACTCGTCGACGAGCAGGATGGCCAGGTTGACGCGCGGGTCCTTGGCCGCCATCTTCGCGGTCAGCTTCCGCGACCCGTGCTCCTTGGCGAGGGCGCGCCGCTTCGGAATCTCGACTTCCCAGATGTGCCGTAGGATTTCCAGCAGCTTTTTCGGGTCGCCGTCGGTGTCGTACATGGCGGCGATCTGCTCGAACGGGGTGATGTCCGCGCCGGCCTTCCCGTCACACAGGTACAGGGCGACCGTCGGGTCGAGGGCCGCGGCCAGCAGCAGGTCGTTCGCGGCGGCCGACTTGCCCGCCCCGGGCTCACCACCGAACAGGCCGGACCGCTCGACCCACGACGTCTGGACCTCCTGGCCACGCAGGTTGATGCCCATCGGGATGGCCCGCCACAGGCTGATGCAGTCGACGGCGAGGAGCGGCCCGGGGGTGGGCTTACCGGTGAACGGCAGGTGCAGCGACACCCGCAGCCGGATGCGTCCCTCCCGGTCGTCGAGGGCCTGATGCACCTGCTGCACCGCCACACCCAGGGCACTGGCCAGGCGGGCCTTCGCGTCGAGGGCCTTTTTCGCGGGCATCCCGGACGGCAGGTCAATGGCGACCTCCCACGCCTTGCCGTCGGCGGTCAGGGTGCACGGCGTCAGCAGCTCCAGCACTTCGTCGGCGCCGATGACCTTCGCGTCTCGGTAGACCTGGTTCAGCATGCTGTCGGTCAGCTTCAAGGTGTCGCCGAACTTGGCGTCGCGGTCGTCGTACAGGTCGCCGCCGTTGGTGCGGCGGCCGATCAGGGCGAACGCGGCAAGGGCCGAGACTGCGGCGATGACACCGCCGTTGCCGCCGTTCAGGTAGATCCCGGCTCCCTCCGGTACGGCGACTGCGGCGGCGACCAGCGTGCCGCGGAGGCCGCGCCGGACCCGGGCGTCCTTCTGGGCCGTCTTGTACTTGCCCATGGCGGTGACGGATCCGGCGAACGCCTGCTCCATGGCGACGCGGCGCTTCGCCTTTTCCTGGCCGGGGATGAGCCGCTTGTCGTGGCCCCACTTCGCGGCCTTGTAGTCGGTCTGCGCCTGCTGCACTTCGCGGCGGGCGGTGGCGACCTGGACGCCTTCGGTGCCCTGGACCCACAGGAGCGTGCGGTGCAGGCCGCGGGCGATCTGGCCGGCGTGCCCGTGCTCGGTGCCCTGTCGGCGGACCCAGCGGCGGAAGTCGCGGACGGTGTTGACCCGGGCGATACCGGCGCGGGCCTTCCACCCAACGGAGGTCCGCGTCCAGGAGGGGATCAGCGGGGGCTCGTCGTCTGTGACGTTCTTCTCGACGACGAGCTGGGCGGGGGCGGTGTCCTGCTCCTGGTCGTACACGTCGCCGGGGGCGGGGTGGGGGAAGCGGCCGGCCGCGTCGATGACCGTGGCGTCGGCGGGCTTGCTGAGGGTCTCCGACATGAGGGTTCCTTAGTTCTCCGGGGGCGGGGCGGGGGCTACTTGACGATCAGGTGGTCGGGGTGTCCGTTGTGCAGGTGGTCGACGCAGGCCGGGCATTGGTTGGGATCGCGGGTCAGTGGGAGCCGTTGACGGCGGGAATCTTGCGGGCCGTGTCGGCCGCCTGAGCCTTTGCCAGCGGGTGGAAGGGAAGCGCGTCGCCCTTGCTTCTGCGGTGCGGCGGGGGCTGCCTTCTGACGCCTTTTTGACCCTTCTCCGGGGAACCCTTCGAAGCGGGGGGGAGATCGGTAACGACCTGCGGCTTTTCGATCACCCGGGACAGGGATTTCGGGACCGGATAGAGCCTCTGCAGCAGGACGCTGCGAGCGCTTATCGGCCCACCGTTCGCTTCGTCCATCGCGTCGGTCAGCGACTGGCGGGAGGCGAGCTGCTGCGCGTGAAGGGCCGGGGTCATGCCCGGGGTCGCGGTGCCGTAGAAGATCTCCCACGCGGCGGTGAACGCGTCCTCCATGGCGAGCGCACCGTAGGGGGCGGCGGACACCAGCCGGCGGGCCAGCTTCACAACGTGCTTGTGGTGGCTGTACCGGTTCTTCTCGTGCCTGGCACGGGCCTTCGCCTCCGCCCGCCGCTTCTTCTCGCCCGCGTCCGCGGTGAGGGTCGTCACCCACTGGCGGACCTCGAAGAACAGCGGCCCGAGAAGGGACACCGCGGCAAGCCCGAATCCGACGGACTGGGACGTCTCCGCCCCGTACCCGTAGTTGATGGCGGCGGCGTATCCGGCGGCGGACAGGCACAGGCCGCGCAGCAGCCACCGCACCCAGGCGGGTAGGCGCTTCTCGTCGGCGTAGGCAACACCGGCCGCCATCACCCACGCCGCGCCTTCGAGGGCGAACGGCAAGGGCAGCAGCATCAGCGAAATGCCGGCGAAGTGCGCGACCTGTGCGGGCAGGGAGGCGAGGGCGGACGCGGCGACCAAGGCGAGGGTGCCGCGCTGGTAGACGACGCCGGGCCGGGTGTTCTTCGCCCACGCCTGGGTGCGTTCGCGGCGGCGGTCGCGCTTGTCGCGGCGCCGCTGCTGCCTTTCGGCGCGGGCCTCGGCCTTGTCGGCTCTGCGGTTGGCGCGCCGCCGTTCGTCGTCCTCGCGGCGGATACGCATGCGACGTTCCGCGGCGGCGTCCTGGTCGAGACGGTGCTGCTCGGCTTCGGCGGCCTGGTTGCGCCGGCGCTCTTCGCTCCAGCTGCTCATGGTCCGGATCCCTTTCAGGGGGTGGGGTGTCTACTGGCCGACGGTCTTGGCGGGGCGTCGCAGGTGGGGCAGGGCAACGAGTCCGAGGCCGAAGCCGATGAGGACGGGCTGCGTCGAAAGCCACACGGCGGCGGCGGCCACGGCCGCGGCGATGGCCTGGAGGAGTCCGGGGAACAGGACCAGCAGCACCAGTGCGGCGGCGATCCAGAACAAGTTCTTCATGACGGGCCTTCCTTGGCTCGGTGGTGAGAGGTGGTCAGTGGTGGCGCCCCGGGCCGGAGTCGAACCGGCCACCCACCCCCCGCGTTCACTGGGGTGGTCGGAGCTGTGGAACGACTACGCCTCGCGGCCCCAGCTGTCCTTGGTCTCCCAGCCCCGGTCCTGCAGGTGCTTCTCGACCTTGGCGATGGCCTCGTCCCGCGTGTCGGCCTTCACGGTGGCGAACTGCTCGCGCTCGATGCCCGAGGCCGTGTGCCGGGTCACGGTGTTGGTCTTCCAGAGCTTCATGGCTGTGCTCCTTCGCTTCGGGTCCGGTTGGTCCGGGCCTCTCTGCCGTCACCAGCCGTGGGGCTGGGGACGACAGGGCGGGCCGGATCAGAGCTGGTTGGGGTGGAGGTCGAAGAAGAGGACCGTGATCGGGGTGCCGTACTCGGCCTTGAACTGGTCCAGAACGAAGTTCCAGAGCTGGGCTCGGGTCTAGCCGTTGGGGACGTGGACGGTCGCGCTCCGGGTGTTGATGACCCCGCCGGGGGCCTGGATGGTCATCGCCCAGTGCCATTCGGTGGTGGTCGACTGGTCGGCGGCGTTCGTGGTCTGCGTGGTCATGGCGGGTCCTTTCGGGGTGGTGCGGGGGCCGGTCTGTCGGCTCGGCCGTCCCCCGCTGGGGACGGGGTCAGGTGGTGGTTTCGCCGGCGAGGGCGATGTACTTGATGCGGTGCTCGGGGATCATCTGCCGGTAGCCGCCCGTGTAGCTCAGCTCCAGGTAGTCGCCGTCGTGGACGTAGGACTCCAGGACCGGGTCTTCGGCGCCCAGCTCGTCGAACATGTGGAACTGGGTACGCCCCTCGGTGAGCGCTTGGCCGTCGGTGGTGACGATCTGGAAGGTCGGGGTTGTACGCATGCCGGTCTCCGTTCGGTGGTCGGGGTGGGTGGAGTGCTCTGGGCCCGATTCGATCGGGCAGCTTCACGCCGTGGTCCAGAGCTGCCGGGCGCTGGGTTCAGGCCGCTGCCGGGGTGGAGAGGCCGCGAATCTCGTCCATGAGGCGGGGCGCGCCCGGGTTGGTGTGGTCGAGGTCGACGGCGGCGAGGATCACGTCGCTCATCCGGTCGGTGTTACCGGTCGACCAGGCGGCCCGGAACTCGGACAGCAGGGACACGGCGAGCCGGTCCGGGTCGGCGACAGCGGCGGCCTGCTCAGCCTGGGCGACAGTGATGCTGGCCCGCCGCTTGGTCGCAAGGTCGGACACAGTCGCACCGTCGGCGTCAGACAGGACGGCGAGCGCGGAACCGGAGATCAGGTACGGAGACATGGGGGTGCCCTTCGATGAGGTGGAGTGGGGTGGTGCGAGGTGGAGAGCCGCGCCCGGCCGGCCGGGGGATGTCGCCGGCGGGGCGCGGCGGTCAGGGGGTTAGCTGCGGGTCCGGGCCTGCTGCCGGTCCACGGCGGCGCGAACATCGGCACCGGCGTCGTAGTCGCGGCGGCACTCAGCCGGGGTCGCCGGCTCGTCGATGATCGGGTTCGGGCGGGGGCGGGTTACGTCGTCGGCCACGGCCACCCCTCCGGCTGCACAGCCAGCGCGGCAGCGGATTCGAACGCGACCCGGAGGCAGTGCTGGTAAAGCCACAGCGACCCGGCGGCGGGGTGATCGGGCGTGGACGCGATCCTGGAGGTCAAGGCGGCCATGCCCTCTGCCCGGCCCTCCTCCTCGAACGCGAGGGCAGGGGCGATCACCGGACGCTCCCGGCGGGGGCCAGGCCGCGAGCCCGGCGCAGGGCCTCGTCCGGGTCCGGGTCCGAGTCACCCGGGGCGGTACGGACGTAGGAGGCGGCGAGGTGGGCCAGCTCGTCGGCCGCGCTCATCGGCTCGGACGGGGCGATCGGCGGGGTCATGCCGCCACCTCGCTCGGGGTGATGACCGAACCGGACAGGTACTCGACGACGGCGGACTCGGGAACGCGCAGACCGCGCTTGCGAAGCCGCCCTTCACCCAGCCGATGCGCACGCAGCCGGCCGGAGTCAGCCAGTCGGTAGACCGTCGAGACGTGGACGTTGAGCCAGTCGGCGACTTCCTGGGCCCGGAGAAACCTCTCCGGAGGTGCAGCGGTTTGGGTGAGCACGGGCACTCCAGGGCGTAAGAAGGTAGCTCCGATCTGGTTCTTCGGAGGTGTCAGGTTTTGCTGACATCGCCAGTGAAGCTAACTTCTCCGGAGAACTCAAGCCCTCGACTCCGATTGAGTGTCGCGCCGCACCCCTAGAACGCGAAAAGCCCCTGGCCAGAAGGCCAGGGGCTCAGAAAAAACTCCTACGAAGAGAAGACGTAGTCCAGGATGTACGAGCCGGCATCCAGCAACATGTCGTTCACCTCGACGACCTCGCCTTCCTCCGTAGCGGCGATCCGCACGATCTCCAGCACGGGAGTCCCGGAAGCCAGCGCCAGACTTTCAGCCTCGGCCGGTCGAGGCATGCGGGCGCGGACTTCTTCACGGAAGCGGACGGGCTCTTTCCCCAACTCGGCGAGCCTCGCGTACAGGCCGCCCGGCCCGGTGTCCTTCTCCGTGATGCGAGTTCCGGCGACGAGGTCAGCGGGCAGATAGGACACAGCCAGTTGTACGGGGCGACCGTCAACGTGGAAGCGGCGACTTCGACGACACATGATCGCGTCCGAGGGTAGACCAAAGAGCTTGGCGACCTTGAGTGGGGGCGCGGCCTCGTCAACGTCAACATCTACCCGCCACGGGCGGTCCTCCAGGTCGCCATCCCAGATGGACTTGCCGGAGAGCCACTCTTCCTTCGACAGGCGCTGCACGGCTGGCCGCCGAAGCGGTCGGAACTCGCGGACAGTGATTCCGTAGCCCTGCCGGCTCGCGATCAGACCCTCCCCCTTGAGCGTGTCTAGCGCCTGCCTCATCGTCGTGATGGAGACGCCGTACTGCTCCAGCAGGTGCTTCTCGCTCGGCAGCTTCTCCCCGGGGGCAAGGCTGCCGTCGTCGATCTTCGCGCGCAGAGCGTCAGCGATCTCCTCGTGACGTGATTGCTTCCGCTTTGCCTCGTTCGCCATGGACCGTCCTCCCATACAGGTGCTTCGAAGATGCTACGGGCCTCCTTTTTGACGTGCGAACTCTGCGAATCCCTTGCACTTCTTCGGAGGAGTGTGCAGACTCAATGTTACGCAGCGCCGCTCCACATGCGGAAGTGGTAACCCTGCGTGCATGAAGGGATACATATGCCCAGCCCGCCTCCCGGTCGCACTGCGCTGTACCGCTACTACGGCGCCGGCGCTCAACTCCTCTACATCGGCATTTCAAACGACCCCGACTTTCGCTGGAAGTCCCACCTGTACCGCGACTCGAAGTGGGCAAGCCTCGTTACCTCGCGAGTCGACGAGTGGTTCGGGACCCGGTCGGAAGCCGAGGAGGCCGAAGTCGCCGCCATCAAGAGCGAGCAGCCCCGCTTCAATGGCGCCCACAACTTCACCGAGGCCCCGTTCTCTCCAGACGTATGGTCGCGGTGCGTTGGGCCTCGCAAGTGCGAGGACATCTCGGCACGCATCCAAGCCGAGCTCTCGTCTGGCAGTTGGCGATCCGGGATGCGAGTCCCCAGCGCAAGCCAGATCGCAGCCAAGAGGGGGACCAGTGTGAGCACGACGGCAAAGGCACTCCGGCCGTTCATCCGTAACGGCGTACTCGGCGTACACGGCGGGCGAGGCGTGTTCGTGAACCCCTACACACCAGACCGCCCCGAAGCCGACCTTCGCCCCGCTATCTGACCGCTGCGAGCGCGAGACAACCGGGCGCCGAGCGCCCGGTCTCGCCGACCAGGGGGCGGTCCCCCTTGGACATGTAGGTCACGCAAGCGGTTTGCGCGCCCATCGAGTTTCATTCTTCTCGCTAAGGCGTCACGCCTGGTCAGGCCTGCAACCGGAATGAGTAAGTCATCCGACAGGAAGGGGGTCTTCCTGGTCAACGGTGCCTGGGTCGGGGAGGCTGATCACCGGACGGGCGCTGCGGGCCGGGTCACGGCCTCGTTTGCGGCTCATCCTCAGGGTGGAGATGGGCGCCAGCATCGACCCGGGAGACTGGATCGCAGGAGACGGGATTCGGCCAGAAAATCGAGCCCGTGAAGCTACGTATCGAAATCCAATTAAGCAACAGAGGGACCTTCCCGTACTTGGGAAACCGAAAGGTCAGGGCGTCGGAATGACACGTAAAACTTGACTTGACCTGCGTGTTCGACGCGCAGCGTCTATCAACGTTGATAGGCGAGGCCCTGACTGTTTCGCGTCGCGGCCCTGCGGGGCTTCGCGTGTCTCGTTCTAGTGTGATCATCCTGCTGGTCTCATCGCCCGGCAGGGGCTCAACCTCCGGGGTCTCATCACCCCCGGATGCAGGAAGGCCGGGCGGTAATCAGCCGCCCGGCCGTGACCAGCGGCATCACCCGCTGGCATCCAACCGACTCCGTGCAGGAAGTAGGTCTCGTCATGAGCGTAACTGAAACCGTCAAGTTTTCCACGTCGGCCCATGCCCAGCCGCCCGCCGCTCCCCCTGTTCTGTCGGCGCCGGTACCGCAGCCGCCGGCTTCCCCTGCCGTCTCGCACCCGACGGCGTGTCCGTCGTGGTGTAAGGATCGTCATCGCCCGTTGGGTCATCACTTCGGTCCGACGTCGACGGCGCATTGGTCGGCGCAGGTTCGTCTGTTGAATCTGCGGCCACTGGATGGCTCGGCTGGTGTGATGTTGCGTGCCGAGGTGTACCGCGGGGATGAGGGGTCGACTGTGGGTGAGCCCGTGCTGTATGTCCAGGGCGAGTCGGACATCGATCTTTCTCGCGACGAGGCGGATGTGTTCATCGCCCAGGCGCAGGCGTTCGTGGACACGCTGCGGGTGCTGCGCCGGCAGATGGGCTGAGCATCCCTGCGATTCTCTCCTCGGCCGGGCAGTCCCGCTGTCCGGCCGCCTCTCGGTCGACGCCCCCGATCACACGTGATCGGGGGCTTCTTCTGTGTCTGGGCATCAAGCCGCGCGCCTGTACTGGCCTTCCAGGCGTTCGAATACTTCCGAGTCGGCCGTAACGGCAAATGCCGGAGCCCAGAGGTCTTCCACTCCGGGCGAGATGCCCTCGTAAGCCCTTTCCCCCACCTGCACCTGGGTGCTCCAGCGGCTCCACCGCGGCACGGCCACAAGGAGCCAGAGGTCACTTCCGCGCTGCTCAAATCGCTTCAGCTTCACCTTCACAGTTCCGCTGTTGTACGGCAGGCGCAGCTCCACCGTCGGGAATGGCTCTGGAACATTGAACTGCTTCGTGATCTCTCTCATGCCTGCGTTACGTGGGAGTGAGGCGGATGGTTGCGCCTACCTGCGCCCGTTCACTCGGATGCCATCTTTGAGGCCGCATCCTCGTCGGCGAGGCGACGTTTTCACGGCATGGACTTCCTTTCGCCGCCGACTGCCCTGTTCCCGTCCGACCCCCGCCTCCCGCTGCTCACTCTGCCGGAGGCCCGGGATGCGGTCCGGTTGCTGATGTTGTTGGCGGATGACAGCGAGGCGGGGCGGGAGGCACGGGACCTGGCCGCGGAGGTTGCGGCGCGGCTGCCGGCGGAGTAGGCGGCTGCTTAGTTGTGGAACGGGTGGACACCGGCCCTGCCTCGGAAGCGTCCTCGTGCCGCTCCGCCGCCGGGCTTGGTTGCTTTGGAGCCAGCGGCTTGGACTGCGATGTCGCGGGCCGTGTCGATCTTCCTGCCTGCCGCTTGCGCTCGGCGGATGAGGTTCTCGGTTTCACGGTCCCTGGCCCGTTCAGCCTCGGCTGCTGCTCGCCCGCGCGCCCGCTCGGCTGCGGCTTCCGTGCGTCGCTTTGCAGCCTCTTCGCCGTACTCGTCGCGCATCTGTTCCAGGATGCCCTCGGCGTTGATCATCTGCCCCTTCTGAGACTTGAAGCGTCCGGCTTGCTTCCGCGCCCATGGGGTGTTGTCTCCGTATCCGACGAACTGGATCGAGAGCCAGCACTTCCGGTCGGGAACCCACTTGTCGATGATCGCTTTGGCGCCGCGGTCCGCCATGTCGTCAGCGGTGCCTTCCGCTTCGGCGAACGAGGTCATGCGAACGAGCGCGGGCTTGCTCTGCGGGTTCCAGATGCCGAGCACTCGGAACTCTGTCGCGGTACGGGGTCTTCTCGCTGCCATCTGCCCCCCAGCAGGTGACCGGCAGCCCCTGCTGCCGGTGCGGGAACGCTACGGTCTCGGTTCGTTCTGCGCCAGGCATCCGGCGCAACACGCCTTGCGAGGGAGCGACCGCCGTCTGGTTCGGCCACTCCCCCGTGGGTCGAACCTCAGTCGGCTGGCTCGTGGCAGTGGCAGCTGCACGCTTTCCCGGTGAACTTGTGCTGGAGCCGGCACCTGTTGTGCATGCGGTCCCGCCAGGTAGGGAGGTCGCCGCGGTCGGGGTTGCGGATGATGGCCCCGTCGAGGAGGCGGGCGGTTTCGCAGGCGGTGGACAGGTACGTGCGGTGCGCGAGCAGGGTCAGGATGTCGGCGGGGAGCTGCCCAACAGCCGAGCCGGGCGAGGCGCCGGACGCCCCGTACCCCTGGCAGTAGACGGGCTTCATACCAGGCTGGGGCTCCCACGAGTGCGCCTCGTGTGGTCGGCGGCAGTGCGCCAAGGCGCAGGCGAGGATCTGTTGGTGGAGGTCGGTGTGGTCGCAGCAGACGTCGAATCCGCCGTGGCAGTCGGACTCGGTGTCGTCGGCGGTCGGGCAGTAGTAGACGGTGGCGTCGGGCTTGCAGACGTGGTCGTCGGTCACGGCCGCCCTCCCCCGGTGACGGCTGCTGCTATGGCGATCCATCCTTTGTGCCAGGACTGGTCGAGCGGGTATCCGGCGCCGGGGTCGCGTTGGAGCCATCCGGCGTGCCCGGTGCGGGCGGCCAGCTTGACGATGCCGCAGGGGTGTTCGTCCTGCCAGTGTCCGCCTTGCCGGTCGGCAACGTAGTGGGTGACCGCGGAGATGGCGAGGGCGGCGAGGGCGCGCCGCGGGCTGAGTCCGAGTCCGAGGACACGGTTCGCGGCGTACAGGGCGAGGGCCTGCGTTGCGGTGTACGTGGCGACGTGCCGGGCGCAGGCGATAGCCCCCTCGCGTCCGGGGCGCCCCTTGGCGACGGCATCTCGGTCCACCTGGACCCAGTTTGTCGCTGCTTTCTTGGCGTGTCTCACATTCCTCAACTCTCGTTGATCGGACGTGGCGTTAGCAGTTGATGAGGGTCGTGTTGCGGACGTACCGTCCCGCCGCGTGTTGGTGCACTTCTTCTCTGCCGAGGGCTGGCAGTCCTGGGGGCTCGATGGCGAGCCGTTGATCCCTGAGCGGATGCCGGTGCTGTTCGACGACGACTTCCTGTTCGAGGACGAGGGCGGCCCGCGGGCGACGCGGGCGGTGAACTCCTGGCTTCGTACGCTGCCATCGAGCGGGGCACCGTCGCCGAAT